TCAGTTTTTATCCAATTTTGACGCGCTTGCTCGTCTGGCACCAATCACTGCATCAATACGGTCCGATTGAACTTGCATCAGAGTTGAAGGAAGCAAAAATGAAAAAATGAATGAACTGGTAGCGAAGCCAAAATAAACTCTTTCCAACCATGAAGCCAGTTCAGGAGCTCTAGTTCCAATCAAAGTACGAATAAAAATCAAACTCAAAGTTATGAGATAAAAATAAAAGAGCCATTTCTGACGTATCAGTTTCGCTCTTATGTTATCCCGCTGTAGCTGCGCGAACCGCCACGAACCCGGCAATAAAGATTGGTCACCCAATAGGGTCATGACGGCAATAAGAAAACCAGCGAGAATTGAAAACACAGTAACGATAAGATCGCGAGCATCATCGTTATCATGGATCAAGTCTTGCCCAAACCATGCCGCCGCAATCCCAAACCCAATTGAGATCGCACCGAAAATGAGCGGCATTTTTCTTCTTCGTTGTATAGGCATATTAAACCTGATTTGGTGCCGTGAGTTCTTTGTGATATTTCAACATCTCTCCAAAAACTTCCTCGAAAGCGACCGACTTTCCATACTTTTTTAAGCTCACCTTTTTATTTAGAAGGACATCATTCGGTTTGATAGTACGACCGCTAAGGGTCGTAATTGTGAATCCATCATCCCCATCTGCAATATGTTCAGCAACATCCTGAATTTCTGCTTGATCAATTGTAGTGCCGCTACGTTTATCAAATTTCAAAAGAACTTCTAATTTCAAGTTTTCAATCTCTCGTTCAGTTTCACCACCATATGTCAACGCCTGAATCTCTTCCCATACCGATGCCATTAGTTTCTGAACGTACGATTTATCCGCTCCGTTATCAGTATTTTTAATGGCAGCCTCACTGGCAACTCCGTCAAAGCGAATTGAAGCAACGCCGTCATCTTTGATTAATTTAAGTTTATCTACGTCTGTGCGATTTTTGAAAATGAAGGCAGAGTCGTCTTTGTCGAGTCCAGCTTTTTGCCCCAAAAAGCCGATGTAAGAATTTAAAGCACTTTCATATAGTCCCAAGCGACAAACTATAACCGCTTCATCACTTATAAGTGCCATAAGCTCTCCATCAAGGAACTCCGTGCCTTCGGGTGCCGGCAAAAGATCGAGAGCCTCTTGATTTTGAGGCACTATCCCCATCTTGTCATCAGGAACATACCCTACCAGGTACATGCCTAGCACTCCTTCTACAGGCCTGTAGGAGCGACATTCAACAATCCTCTCACCGGACGGAGCGCGTCGCTCCGCCTGTGTTTTGAATTTTTCATTAATCGCGACTATCGCCTCTTTAATGGAAAGCCTTGGATTTTGATTAGTGCGAAACGCCCGCTCAGAAATTGCAAGCTTGGTTTGCAGTATTTTCTTCGTGACTTCCTTTGCCATTTTACACCCCCGAAACGACCAGAATCAATTTTCAAGAGTATTAGCGATAATCACAAGCGAGTCTAACCTTCTATATGGATCGACAACGATAACAACAGGAGGACAGTTCCTTCGCCCGGATACCTCTGCCATTAGATATCTATATGTCAGCCTAGCACCTTCCACAGGTCTTAAAATATACCTTTCTCCGTAAAAGCCCCGGTCATGCCGGGGCTTTTGGTTTGAATAATCCGGGTTGGCTCAGAACGGTGTCATCCGGTGAATAACCCTGACGGCGGATAGCAAGGACGCAATACGCTCCAAGCTTTCGTCAACGATGCATAAAGCCCCAACCGCCCCGTTGCGGCGTCCCTCACTCATATCGACTGCGGCAATGTCGATCCTATCCATCAAGTCCGTCGCTTCGTGCTGCATGGCCTTGATCATGGCGCTGAATGCGATGTTTTTGTTTTCATCTTTCATTGTCATCTCCTTTGTTGATGACCACACCATCGCTCCACGCCCGCGCCAAGCCCAGCAACCGGGTTCTTTTGATCGGCCACAACAGAACTGCTTTGGCTGCATCTCGGCAATATCGAATCATCCGAGCAAAACCATTGCCGTCTTCAAATTCTGCCATTTTTGAAGGATTTTTCGATTTCTAAAACCCTCTTCGAAGACCATTTGAAGACGCCTTGAAACCCGTTCAAACCACCCCGGATTTGAAGATCAGCTCCCGCGCCTCGGTCCCTTTGCCTCCCGACACCGAATAGGTCAGCTCGGCACCTTCCACCGGAAACCCTGCGAAGATGTCGCGGATCTCCGGCCGATCATTGATCGACAAAATAAAGCGGCCCTGAAGGCTTTTGAGCCGATCAGCCATGACTTCGAACTGATCGCGCCCAAACAGCGCCTTGCCATAGTCATCTTCTGAGCCAAAATACGGCGGGTCGAGATAGAACAGCACGCCCGGCCGATCATAGCGGTTGATGAAGGCCAGCCAGTCGAGGTTCTCGATGACGACGCCAGCGAGGCGCTCATGAACATCTTCCAACAGCGGTGCCAGGCGCGTCAGGTTGAAGCGGGCACTGCCACTGTGTTGCACCCCGAAATTCTGCCCCGACACCTTGCCGCCAAAGGCCAGCTTTTGCAGATAGATGAAGCGCGCAGCGCGTTCCAGATCAGTAAGCGTTGCGGGATCGCAGGCCTTCAGCCGTTCAAACTCGCGACGGCTGGTGATCTGGAATTTGAGCGTGTCCATGAACTGCGGATAGTGCCGCTGAAGAATACGGAACAGATTGACCACATCACCGCTACGATCATTGATCACTTCTGTCCTGGGCGCTTGCCGACGACGAAAGAACACACCACCCATGCCGACGAAAGGCTCGGCGTAGGTCTTGTGTGACACCTGCTCGATCATCTTGACCAGACGTGGAGCAAGGGTGCGCTTGCCGCCAATCCAAGCGGCAGGCGGCTGGGTGTTGGGAACATCACGCGATAGTTCACGATTTACCATTTCCAAAATCTCACGACTCAGTCACTAAGGCCCCGCCCTGCAGGGTACGGGTGTGACAGTTATCGTGTGTTGCTGTCAGACGGGTCGTGACGGCAAATCTGGCCCGTCGTTAGGGTGTTATCGCACCCTGACCACCCGGCTAGAACTGGGCGGCCCAAGTCCAAAGGCTGTCCAATTGCTCCGGCGGTATGTTCAGCAAGGTCGCCAGTTGATCGACGGCTGGGTTTGTGCGCTGGAAACTCACCGTCTCTGTCACTTCAATGCGCATGTCGGCCGCCGCTTGCTTGTCTTCCATGGCATCCACCAGCGCCAAAACATCGGCCTTGGTGATATTGATGCGTGACGCCGCCAGCCAGAACTGGCGTGGTGACACTGCGGGCATGGCCGCGCGGATTTGCTCAGGCGTTGGCGCTGTCAGCGTGGGTGCCACCGGCGCGGCCAACTTGCCGTCTGTATAGGTCCATCCCGGCTCAACATCGTCCGTCACCTCCATAAATGAGGCGGTAATATCGGGGTGGTACAGATCGTCAATCGGCTGGTCTGTCTCGATCACCTCGACGACAACGCCAGCATGTGTGCGCGCATATTTTATCATCTCAACACCTCAAAAAATCAAAAATCGATTGCGAGGAAGCCAGACGGTCCAACGCCACCCGCATAACCGTTCGTGCCGTCGCCCGCACCGCCTGATCCGCCGGTGCCATACGACCAACCGGCCCAGCCAGAGGATGAACCATAGAGCATGTGCGTAGAGCCGGACCCAAATGCCCCGCCGCCTGGGCCACCAACCCAAACAATACCGTCGCCATTGATGGGGTCTCGTTGCGCAATAGAGCGCTGTCCGGCCTGACCAGGCACCTGTATTTGCCCGCCCACACCGACACCTCCAGCGCCGCCATTTGCATAGCCACTGGCCGCGCCGTAACCGCCAAGGCCACCCGTTGCGGTCAACAATGAGCCAAATGACGTTGTGCCACCATCTCCGCCTTTGCCGCCACCCGCTGCGCCGCCCGCGCCGCCTTGACCAATCGTGATCAGGTATGTTTGACCCGGCACAACAGCTACGATCCCCTCAGCATAACCGCCGCCTCCGCCGCCTCCGCCTGCACCATTTGGCCCAGCACCGCCACCACCTGCGCTGCCACCCCAAGCGCGCAGGTGCACGAAATAGACACCTTCTGGGGCTGTAAACACGCCGCTGTTTACATAGGTGTAGAGCGCTGGCTGCCGAGACTTACCCGTAGGTGGCGTATAAGCGGTAGCTGGCAGCGGGCCAAACTCGACTTTGGCCAGCCGCGCGCACATAACTGTTGCGTTTTTTACGTTTTCGAAAACACAGCTTAGTCTTGCTGTTACTGCTCCGGCAGGCGCGACAACCGAAATGGCCATGGCTTGACGTGCGGATGATGCGTAACCGAAATCGCCCGTGCCGCGTTTCACCCCGCCGCTGAAAGCTAAGTCCGTACCATCGGCCCTGTACCAAATTAATTCGTATTTAACGGTCCCGGCATCCGCAAAAAAAGCCGCGTCACCAGAGATTGTATAAGCAAGACCGGGAGTTACAGCGAATTTAGGCCATACGATAGATGTCCAACCATCTGCATGCGGCCCGGATACAACAAGATTCCTGCCCCACATGTTATCTGACACTGTAAAGCTTTTTGCGACGCCGTTGCTGAACGACTCAATCCCGGCAAGCCCATCCTCAAACCCGCCGTTCGGGCACAGGTTCGGCCTCGGTGGCATGATGTCTGCGATTGTTGCGACAAGACCGGGTGGCGTCACAGCCAACTGTCCATTCTTGCCTTCTTTGGCTTCAGGGATGGTTGCCAGCTCAACAATGCCTGTTTGGTCAGTTGTGGCCTTGCGATCAATATCAACCTTTTTGTCGAGCCAGAATTTTTGTGCCTGCCACAACATATCGTCTGCAAGCGGATCAACCGTTACACCTGAATTTCGCACCAACGCGCGCAGGTTTGCGACCAGCCCATTCAGCCAGTCGGCATCAATGCGTGTGCCATCGTTATTCGCCGGGCTTGAGCAGTTTTTGAACCAGGTGTCTGTCAGGCCCATTATCCGCTTATCGTCCGGGCGGCTTGTTACCACATTCATGGCATTGGAGCCGGGACCAAGAATATCCGTCATGGTACAACCTCATAGATAACGGCCAGATGGGCGGGTATCATCCGCGCCATCAGGCAAAAAAGGGGGGTAAGATCGGGACCGCAGCCAAGTGTGCCGCCGACGGTCCAATTTGAGCCAGCAATGGCTGCAAGCTGTGTGCTGGCCGCGTTGTAAGCACGGGACTGCGAAAGATAAACGCGGATCAGCAATGTACAGGCCGGGATGCCTTGCCCCACCTGACTACAACCTGCTGACGCAAGGCCAGCACTCTGTGTTTGATCTGCCATACAGGCAATGGACCAGCCCGCCGCCGCAGCAACGGCCTGAAAATAACTGCATGTTGAGCCGCCCGCCGCCCGCACTTTGGCGACGAGATTGGGGTATGGGTCGCAACCATCTGGCAAACCATAATCGGCATACCAAAGGTCAAGCGTTGCTCTTGCGGTTGACGGGAAAAACTCTTCAATCAACGCGCAAGCCAGCAATTCCCAATCGTAAAAGCAGGCGGCAACGGATCGCCAGAAGCGATAAATCGGTGAGGTGTCAGCGTGGTTATCACCCCAGGCGCGACCACGCGGCAAAAGAGCCAGAAGGCTTTGCATCAGCTCATCAAGGCCGGGGCATATGTTACCTTGAGCCATAGCACCTCACGCAAAATTAACTGTGCCAAGCACTGGCATTTCACCCACCGCCAAAGGCACATCCGCAGTCGGAACCGTCAGAACATGCCTTTGACTGCCACTGGCATTGGCCACAGCCTGCCACAGCCATGAGCGCGAAAAGCTGCGCGGCGTTGCCAGAAAATCCATGCCCGCGACAGGCGTGTCCGATCCGGCAATCGCGCCATGATCTATGAGGCCTTGCGCCAGCGCAGATTTCACAGCCTCTTGCACCGCCGTGGTGGACGGCTGGAGATCGGTGATTGTCAGATTGATTGTCTTTGGCGTGGGAGCCGCAACCGTCACCGCAGCACCAGCCGGTGCTTCAAGGGCTATCGCATTTTCGACCGCCTTTAGCGTTGCCGCCGACGGGATACCGCCCGGCGTCAAACCATCCGTGACCGGGAAAACGCGCACGGTTCCGGGGCCAGCCCACAACCGCTCAACATAGACTCGCGTAACGCCCGGCACATTCATGGCCCAGCTGACATAATCCGCCGCAGCACCACCCGAATAGGGGTGGCGCTTGCGAAACAGGATTCGCGCGCGAAAAGTCTCAACATCCTCAACATCCGAGCCGCCTGATAGGCCAGCTGCATCAACCGCCGCTGTTGCAACACCGCTGCCACTCACAAAGGTCAAGCCTGACACAATGGTCAAACCAGTGCCCGCAAGCGTGGTGCCTGTTGCGCCACCCAGCAGGGCCTGCACAGGCACAGTCATATTTCCAGCCGCCAACAGAGCATCAGCCGACAGAACCGAAAACTGCACACCGTCCGAACGCTGAAGGATCGCGCCCGCCGCAAGAGAGGCTGCGCCATCCACTGTGACGACAACTTTTCCTCTTGCCTGTGATGCCGCCCGGATATTGACACCAACCGCCGAGCCATGCCGCTGAAGATATTCACCCTCAGCCGTCACCACAAAGGCTTGCCGCTCGACATATTCGAGCTTGGCATACAGGGCATACAAGCCCCCTGCCAAAACCTTGGCCGTGACCCCGACATTGTTGGGCCAAACCCACGCATCAGAGCCGGGCAGATAAGTGCGAAACTTCTGGCGCATCTGTTCGGCCAGTTCGCTAAGTGATGGAATTGTAAGCATAATCTATCCGATCGAGCGCCAATAAACGTCGAATTGTTGCGCAAAGGCTTTTGAGCCGTCGCGCGCATAGAGATTGATGGCCAGATTGATGCGGTGATCGGCCTTCTCAGCCGTCACCACAGCCTTTGCGACAGCCCCCTGATCAACAAGCGGCTGCACCGCCTCAGCGGCAAGGCTTTGCGCCCACATCACAGTTTGATCGGTGAGGGGCATGCGCTCCAGCAGCCAAAGCAAAGACCCCATTTCCGTCTCGCTCAGATCGGAGCGCACATCCACGCCATCGCCCCACCAACCGCGCAAGTCACCATCCTCGACATATTTTGCCAAGGGGTGATCAGGTGGGCAGCGCCTGTCGGTAAACAGTGCCAACACAACAGCGGTTTGGAGCTGATTGTCAGCCTGCAAACCACCACCGACAAGCACCCAATTGCCAGACCGCGCAGCAGCATCCCACGCGGTATCCCACAGCAGCGCGGGTTGTGTCCGCGCACTCTCATTAATCCTCACCCGCAACATCAATGTGGCACCGCCGTATCGCTTCCGCCCTTGACGATGCCGCCGTGGACGTGGGTTGCGCCAATATTGACGCCATTGTGGGTGAGTGAGGCCGAGACAAGCTCAATAGCCCCCGCCGTGACGATCCTGACTTTGTTCTGCACCAACGACACAACATTGCCGTAAGCATCGTAAATGGCAGTGTGGCCAGCACCCAAATCACGCGGCCCGTGGCTGCCGTGATCCAGCCCCATCACCATGGCATTGTCAGCCCGCCCATTCAGGGCCATGATGAGCGCAGTCGCACCCGCAGGCGGGCTGGATGAAAAGCCGAACTCTTTTATTCGCGGGACATTCACAAGCTCCTCGTTGTAAAATCCCTTGAGGTTGGCCAGATGCTGACCACCGGAAACATCAATACCTGAGAGGACGCCACGCCGAAAAAGGTTCATTCTGCCTCCTCATTCTCAGCAGCCCATTCGCCGCCGCTTTTGCTGGCCTTGCGCTTTTTGCCGGAATAGGCAGCAGGGTCGCAAAGCGAGAGGCTTGTGGTCATGCCGCCGCCGTCTTCGCGGATTGTGACCTGCTCAATCAACATGTCTTGTTGCAGGTTTAAAAAAGGGCTTTCCACGTAAACCAGATTGCCGCATTCCCACAGTTTGCCACCCGGATCGACATAGCCGACCACCTCAATATTGGCCGAGAGAGAGCGGCCTGCCCGCGTGTTGCGGTGATGAGTTGCCCGCTTGCGCACACGCCCGATATCGGTGTCGTTTTCGCAATTGATCATGGTTGGGCGATAACGCTGCACAGAGCCATCTTTCGCCACCGCCTGCATTTCCGTGGCGTGACTATCCATGCCATGGGCGCTTTGCCCGCGCACATGGTAATGGCTGTGACGGCGGCTCCAATTGTGGTCCGCATCTGCGGACAGGATATTGAGGCCCTGTATCAGTGGCCCGGCCTGCCGCTTCGTGGTCTTTTTGGCGTTCCAAAATTCAATGCCGCCATCCGCCAATCCGCGCAGCGTATAGCCTTGATCACGCGCCAGCCGCTCCACAACCTGAAACACGGTTTCGCCCGGCGTGACGTGAAAGCGCGGCACGGCCTCCATGGCATCTACGGCTTTAAAACCAATGCCAAATTTGTCGAGCGCCTTGGCAATCTCGACAGGCGTTTTGCCTTGAAAGCCCGTGGTTTTATCCACCACAGCACTGTCAATCGCATCTGCCGCTTTTGAGCGACCCGCAATCGACACCGAGGCCTCACGACCACTTATCCGAGGTCGATAAGAGTCAACATAGCCCGTCAGCCACACCTCTCCATTGCAGCGCAAGACAACCGGCGTACCCGCCGCAAATTGCCGTGCTGTTGCAACAGTATTCAGCTCACCAGCCACCACGAGCTGAAATGTCCGCGCCGCTTTATCAAGGCAGGCCGAGGCCGAAACGCGGGTAAAGCCGCCATAGGTTTTGCCGCCCACAGTGACCGTTATGGCCTGGGCGGCTGCATTGCCGAGACTGATCATTTTCAGGATTCCAGAGCCTCAAAATTTTGAGGCATAAAGAGAGGATGGATCACCTTGTTTCGCGCCACCAGCTCATCAGCCCGCGCCGGATCGGCATAAAGCCGCCAAGCCCATACCAGCGCTGGCACACTGGCATTCGCCGTGACCGTAACAACCGGGGCAAGCGTGATGATTTTGCGTGACAGATAATCGGCCAACTGCCCTTGCAGGCTTTCAATGGCCGCATAAACATCGACCATTTCCGCACCTTCCGCCGCCGCAAGGGCAATATCCAGCCTCTCAGCCATCAGCGCCCGCGCATTGATACCCTCAGGCCGACTTGCAAATTCCTGCCTGCCGATTGCCTCCGCGTAGGCCGCGAGGGCTGCAAGTTTTAACGCCAGATCAAACCGCGCCGCATTGCGATTTATGGCCTGCTGCGCAACCGTGCCAAGCCATGGTTGCGCAGAGGATAGCGCAGCCACAGACCCCGTTAGCGTTGACGCTGGCTCACTATCCAGCAACGCGCCAAAAGCGCGGGCGGCATCATCGGCCCCCATGCCGTCGCCAAGCATCCGCGCGAGATCAACAAGCGACGATCCAAGATCACCGTCAACGCCCGAAGCAGTCAGGCCGATGGCCGTGGAATTATAGAGCGTCTGCAAGCCGGAATTAAATGTGGCCAGCGTGTCCGTTTTCACAGTTTCAGACGTTGAAATAACTGACAGTGTGGCAAGGCTGGTTTCAAACGCCGATTGCGCAGCACCAACCACCGAGCCGATATGCCCGACCAGTTCCAGCGCGCCAATCACGGCACCTGCAACACTTGCCAAACCTTCCGCCGCCGCGAAAATTTCCGCGACCGCATAAAAGATACTTCCGAGCGCCGAACCACCCGGATCAAGCACAAAGGTGATGGAAAAGCCGATATAGCCGAGCCTCTCCGCATCAAAGGACGGCTTCCACTCTTCCGCCCGTGCGCTTTTGATGCCAAGCGTTGGCAGGGACAGAGGCCCCACCCCGCCCGCTTTCAAGACGGCCTCAAAGGCCTTGGCTTGTGCATCCGCGCTATCAGACAGAAAATAGGCGTCAACCGTGATCTTGGTCGCACCCGCCCCCATATCCTGTATGAGCGGCACATCATTGAGTGGCAATTCATGCACCACTAAACGCCGCTTGCCTTGCCGATCATCCCGGCTCACATGAAACGGGAAGCCCATGAACGAGGCAGGCCAAAGGGTTGACGACCAATCACGCGCCATTTTTCACCTTTTTTATCTAGGTATATCAGGAGCTGATTGCCCAGCACTTCCCGGCCCGGACACGGTAAAACCAGACATGCCTGATTTGACCATATCAGCAACGCGCGTGATGAAGTCGGGAGAGGGCTTGACCTCAACCGTAATGCGCGCATCGCCATTCAGCGCGTTTTTGATGTCGGGCAGGATGCTGGCCGCTTCCGCAGCCGGATCAGCCCGACGCCGATCAGCCGGGTTAGCAATATCGTCAACCGGAAGACCTCTATTTGAGCGCATCCAGCTTGGACCATCTGCAAATTCCCTGAAAACCGCGTCAGCCTCCTGCTTTTCGCGATCACCTTTCGATAACCATTTCGCCGCCGCATCCGGCGACAGATCATCATCCTTGCGGCTGGCGGTTTTCATATAGCCCTGATGATTCTCAAGGTTTATATATTGCTTAAGCGGATCACGTTTATCCTGATTTTCGAAATGATCTCGCACATCTTTCAGCTCAGCGTCACGCTGCTCTTTGGACAATGTGAAAATCTTGAACAGACCAAGCGCCGCAGCACTTGCCATGGCAGCAACAGCCGCAGCGCCGCCAAGGCTTGCAAGCCCAGCAACAACACCGGCTTGCACAACGCCTGCTGCCACCCCGGCCTCACCGGCAACAGCGGCAGGCGCAACAGCTGCACCACCACCCATTAGGCCAAGGCCACGCGCAAGCCGTGAGGCTACCATGATTGAGCCGGTGCCACCCACAACACCGCCGACCGCCATGGTTCCATAGGCTGCATTTTTAGCGGCTTCCGGGTGCGCATCCTGCCATTCCTTCAGCTTCTCAGCAAAGCCATTGATAGACCGCGCCACATTATCCAGCGCTGTTGCAGCCGATGTCATGGCTGGTGACGCGAGGATTTCGAGAAAGTTTTTAACCGACCCCGCAAGGCCGGAAACAGCTGCTATAGGGTCTTGGCGATTAAGTTCCGCCTGCCCATCAACGCCGGGCGCAGCCTCATAAAGCTTGCGGTGATTTTGTAGCGTCTCATGCTGTTGCAATAGGATACGGCCAAGGTTGGCCGCCGTGGATGGCAGGACCATTGATAGCAGCCGGGTTTGGTCTGTCAGGTTTTTGTAGCCCGCCTGTTCAGCTGAGGGCCTGAAAACCTCGTTGAACCATTTATCCGGGTCGCTGCTCAACAGAGCGTCACCCTTCACCTTCCCGGTATAGCCCTTGATGGAGCCTGTGGATGTCCGTCTGATCTTATCCGGCTCCTCAAGCAGCCCGATATCATTGAGCAATTCCACGGCCATATGCTTATTGGCCATGCCACCGCGTAAAGTTTTTGTCAGCATGGACAGCGCATCACCGGCAGAGGATCCGTGCATTTCCTGAATCAGCGAAGGCATGACCAGATTGATAAATTCATCACTCAGGCCAGCACCCGCCGATTTGGAATATTTGGCGGCCTCATAGATTTGTTCCGGCGTGATGGTCTTGCCCATCACAGCCATGGCCTTGATCTGACCATCAACATATGCAGCAAATCGATGATGATCATTGGCAAGGCCAAGGCTTTCCGCACCCTTTACCACATCACCAATTCCACCCTCCACACCCATAGACCCCATCACCGCCTTAGCGCGTGTGAGAAAGGGTAAAAGCTCAAATGCCTCTTCTGGCGTTTTAAGTGCCGATCTCGCTTCCTTGTAAATTTCCAAGGTCTGCGCAGTGGTCATTTGCGGATTGTTTTTGACAATGCCAATCGCTTCCGTTTTGACCTTTTTAATTTCCTCTTCCGAAATCCCGGCCTTGCGAAGCGCAACCTCTGAATGCTGCAACTCTGCCCCGTTTTCGGCCACCTTGTGGGTTGCAACACCAGCGCCGATCACCAGAGCACCGCCGACGGTTCTCAGCGCGTCGTGAAATTCATGCACTTTCCGGGTTTGCGCGTCATAGGCTTTTACCACCCGCCCAGCCATGCGCTCAGCCGTTCGCGCGGCAGCATCCATGCCGCGCGAAAGACCAACAAAGTCACCACCAGACACCCGCCGTTGGGCCGACGCCAGTCGCTCGACAGAGGAGGTCATGCGGTCAATACCACCCGCCGCCTTCTCGACATGGTTTTCCAAACCCTGAAAGCCCTTCACCTGCGTGATGGATTTCTGCAAGCGACTGATCGAGAGCATTTTTTTGCCGATGTCGGTGAAAACCTTGCCGGTCTTATCGACAGCAGCGATTTCCAACTTTGCGGATAAGACTTTCTCGCTCATAGCTTTGCTCACCTTTTATTCCATGCCGCCGCCCGTTCCGCCCAATTTAGCAAAACGGGAATTGGCATATCATCCACCTCGCCAATGCTGGCCACCTTGAGGCCAAACACCAGCCCATCGGCTATGCGCGTCAGGAGGCCTGGTTGTCGCTTGCGTCCGGTCGTGGCTGGCCCGTCGCGCGGGATTTGGTAAAAAAATCGCGCAGCGCATCCTTGAGCCGCATGGCGTCTGCAAGTGAGATGTTTTTCAAAAGCGCGGGATTGTTTGGCTCCTGTGCAAGTGCGCTGATGTAGCGATCAAACACACCATCATTTTCGGTCATGTAGATCGCGCCATCGGCTGTTTTTGCATAACTGTCCAGGTCACCAATCGCCGCATATTCCCGCAGCCGTGGCGCGCGCAGCACCACCCGTGTGATTGTGGTCGGCGTACCATCCGGGTTCGGCAGGCCGGTTATGGGGTTGAGGAGGTCAATTGAGATTTCGTTTTGCATCGGCTTGCCTTAAGTTTTCTGATAGGTCGCGCCACGGATTTTAAGCCCGCTCACCTCACCATCCTCGCGATTGACGCTTGGTTCACCCTCAATCACCGCGCCGACAAATGTGTGGATCACACCGATCTGGTCTTCAATGATGGCGATCGTGGTGGGCGCGGCCATGATGAGCTGCTGCCACGTGACGCCAGCCGGTAGCGTATCTTCCAGCGTCACATCAGCCATAGGGGCCTGAGGGGTAAAAACCCGACCGATAGAGCCGTCAAAATTGGTTTTGACTTCCGTTTTTGTGTTCACAGGGTTGAGCTTGAAAGCACCCCGCAACACCAGCGGCACCCCGCCGAAATTTACATGCATCATGCCGCCAAAGTCGGACATTTTTCACCTCTTTAACAAATTGAGAAAGAAGGCAGCACGAATGCTGCCCGACCGGATCAGGCGGCGGTGGGAACTGCGCCGTTGTAGAATGTTGCGTTTGCAGCCAGCACATCCAGCGGCTTGACGCGCGACAGAGGCACCATGACATTCACGCGCTGCGGCGTGGTTGGATCGCGCACAACGTTGATTTGGGAAAAGTCGGTTTTTTCCAGAATGCCCATGTTTGTCAGGTCCATGCAGGCCCCAACAATGGTGGCCTTGATGTCCTTCACCGTGCAGAGCGAACCGAGATTGCCTGGGTTAACATCAACAATGCCTTTGTTGCTTTGCTGATCGGCCAGCGCCGCGCGCATGTAGCGCAAGGCATGGGTGATCTGGAGCATGGATTGCACATCGCGGAATGTTGCATCCGGCTGACCACTTGTGCCGCGCTGATAGGTGGTCACCAGCTTGTCAACGATGACATTGCCATAAACATCCGCCGTCCAGGTCGATATGCCGCTTTGCAACAGGCTGTTGCGGGCGGAATAACCCCACCATGTGCCGCGATCACGCGGCGGCGCAAGCCCCTGCACAACCAGTCCGCTTTGATTGCGCGAGGCATTGCCGGTGGCGTAATCGCCTAGCCATGGCGCAACCCGTGCCGCAACAGCCGCAGCCCAAAGCCATGCAGGGTGAGCAGAGCCGGTTGACCCACCCGCAAGGCGCGGAATGATCGTGGTATGGCGATCATTGAGCGATAGGCCCAGCGTGGTAAGTGCCGAGGCACCGCCCGTAAAGCAGGTAAAATGATGGCCGTAGCTTTGGCGCAGGTAAGCCCACCGGCCAGACACATCACCAAGAGCCGTTGTGACCGCGCCAAGGCTGGCCGCATCCGCCCACGGCTGCACAATGAAATCAAACTGATCATCGCCCAGCGCCGCAAGCGCTGCGGCGAGTGTGGGAATACCCGTGCCCGCCGTGGTGCTGGCAATGGTCACAGTGGTCGATGTGAAGATATTGGCACTCACCCCATCCGCCCGCGTCGGGAAATAGGTCGGGTCTTCACCGGCAAACAGCGCGCTTGCGTGGCGCGCCGTCAGTACCACCGTGTTTGTGCTGGCGGTTGCGGTAAAGGGCAGCATCGCGCCTGTCAGCGCGTTACGATAGGCGTTGATGGCAGCCGCCAGCGCTGTGGCAATGGTTGTCGCCGTGTCGGTGGTAGCGATGGTTAGCGCAATGCGCTCACCATGAATATCAATATAGGCCGCGCCTGCCACGCCGCCCACGCCAATCGTGAGCGTCCAGACTTGCGCGGTGCCAGATTCGGCCACCGGCATGCACCAGATTTCTTGCACCGGCGCATTTTGGCGGGCGATGCGGTACATTTCGCGCAGCATCGAGCCGCCGCCGAAATTGGCGTCGGCATCATCCAGAGAGCCAATAAACATCGGCACATCGAAAGCCGCCGGAGCGCTGGAAAGCTTATGGCCAATCAGCACCATGCGCGAATTGGACGTGTAGCCCCCGCCTGAATTGACCTCAAAGGCAAACAGTGGAGCCACAAGGCCGGAGCCGGGAATATTGTTAAACGAGACTTTTGCAGATCCGACCATCAGGAGGTCACCTCACTGTTTGTTGTGGTTGCGATGGAGGCGGGCGGGCTGGCCTCAATTAGCGATCCATCCGCCAGCAGATTGGCCCAAAGCGGATCGTCAGCATTGACGGTCATGCCCTCAGCCGGGAAAAACTGGCCCGCAGCGCCGGGCATAGGGAATTGCTGGCCGGGAACGGCCAGTTTTAAAAATTTAGGAGTCATCGTAGGGCCTCAGGTGGTGGTGTTGACTTGACCGCTCAAAGTGTCGCCATCTACATCCGCAGTCAGGTGGATAAGCTCCAGCCGAACAGGTGTTGCGGGGCGTGAAATAAGCGGTGCAATTGCAGCTATAATGGACTTACTGCTATCACTGGTGAGGTGTGCAGCCACCGCCGCCAACGGCTCTGGCAAGAGTGCATTTTCAATCAGCGCCTCATCATTGCGCACCTTCATGCGAAAATGAATAGAACGTTGCGATATGCGTGACTGCTTATCCGGTGTGCGCAGCGGATAAGAACGGACCTCAAGGATCGACAAGACCACCGCCGCAAAAGCGGCTTGTGCCGGATCGGTACCACCCAGTCGAACGCGCTGGCGAACCTGATAGCACAGCACATCAAGCAGCATTTCTGTTTGCGCGTCCGCCGCCAGAAATTCGCCAATGGCAATTTCCTCCGTGGTTTTATCCGGCTTGGTGATGGTGTTTTTTGTCGAGACCAGCAACATGGCCTCAACCACCAGCGTCAAATGCTGCTCACCGGGATAGACTTCTTTTTGCCGAGGCGTGGCTTCATCATCCTCAGTGTAGACGGCCAACACGGGCTGCATGTCGCTTGATGGGTCCAGTTCATCCAGGCGGGTGTCATAAACCGCCGTTCCGGCTATGGTGGAGCCAGTTAAAAGCTCCACCACGGCCCGGCGCAAGGCCAAAGCTGTCAGCATGATTTTTCTCAGGAGTTGACGGTGGCAATGATGCTGCCAAGCTCATTGGGGTCGGCGTTGGACACCCGAAATTTAACGCCATCAGCAACACGCATCAGATAATCATCCGTTCGCACAACAATATCCGTGCCAGCCGGAATGGTTATGGTTTGGCGCGGGGCGTTGATGCCGGGCCGATGCTGCGCTTTCGGATCATAGGCATGAGGAGCCAGTGACTTCACATCCTCGACATGAAATATGCCCATGAACGTTCGATCATGCGGGCGGCTGGCATCCAGCGCGGATGCCATGCCCGTGTCAGCGGGCTTTGCCATGGGAATGTGCAAAAAGGGTTCCCCATGCACACTGTGGATGGTTCCCGCTGCCACAGCATGCATTGCCGAAAAGGCTGACATTAGCTTGCGCCACCGTTAGCACCATCCCCAGCAGCATCCGCCGCCTTGGTTGCCGCCGCCAGAGATTCGGCATCCACAACAACCAGCCCACGCGACACAAGATCGCAATAAGGCTTCTCGGAAATATCAACGACCGCGCCCTTGGCAGGCAGTGGCGACCCATCCGGCAAGCGCACATCAAGAGTGGCGTAGCTGGGATGGCGTGTAATTTTGACGTCCATAATCAAATCCCCCTTAAGCGTTCTGGAAGTAGAAACGCACTGGCACAGTGGTTGCCGCCGCCGTTGCACCACCATCAATGGCCGCACCGATCTTTTTGTTTGACCCAACCGTGGTTGTCGCCACCTTATTGGTGGCATCCCAATACACCGCCGCACCTTCAGCAATCGCCGTGCCCGTTGCCTTGGCCAGATCAACCGCGCCACCCAACAACGCCTGAAATTTCTGGACGCGGCTGGCATCATAAGCGACGGTTGCCATCGGGATCACCACCACATCGCCAACCACCACCGGCACCCCAGACACCACGCCGCCCACAGGGACGGTCATTGGCACGACGGTGCCTTCCTGCCTGTAATTTTTCATCTTAAATCTCCGTATAGGATTTGAGGAGCAGAGGCGGGCGCTTATGCGCCTGCCGATTTGTTCAAACCTTCCCAGCCCATGGCCGAGACGCCGTAATCAATCCGCACCTTCCAGGTCAGGCCATCGGCGCGGGGTTCGGTAAACTCTTCAATCACCGGCTCAGTGACGCCATTCAGATACGCAACCGTTACCGTGTCGGTGGAGTGCTGATCTGCCGCGAGATACCAGCCGGTTGAGCTGATGGCATCGAGGCGTGGCTCATCAATGATTTCCTCAACCAGATTCTGGACTGCGTTGATGACGCCCGCGTTATTCTGCCCAAGTGCTGCGCTCGACTTGATCAGCTGCAAGGCAGTCATTTTCAAAGCAACCGGAACCAAAAGGTATTTTGGCCGGATATTGAGGATATTGGTGGAAACCGAGCGGTCTTTTTGCAACGCCATGGCCTGCCAAGCAGCCTGCAATCCAGCTGTGTTCAAAGCAGACCCCGCGCCCGTGAACGCATTGGCATGGACCGCAGAAAACAGCGGGTTGTCGTCGCTCATGATCGGGTTGCTGGCCAGCACACCTGCGACCGAATTGCCGATTGTGCGCTTTGCAGACCGGCCAAGGCGGCGCGGCAGTTTGGTGAACACATCCAGATCATCATTGATGATGGCCTGCCGCGACACTGCAAACAAACCGCCAGCCGTCGCAACCTGATAGTATTCGCCACGGTCGCCGGTGGTCAGATATTTGTATTCTGCCTGTTCGGGCAGGGCTGGCAATTCGGGCAGCGTGTTGAGGTCAATGGACTTTGCCAGTTTGAAATCTGGCAGGCTGGCAACGCCTGTCCATTTGTCAAAGGTTTCGGGGGCCTCTTCATAGCCTTTCAGCATCGATTTTTCGGCAATATTCAGTGTGATATTGCCAAAATCGCTGCTGGAATTGGTCATCACCGCCGCCACCAGCTTCATCGGGTCGCGGGTCGAAGGGCGGATACCCGCATTCATGGCACATTCGCGGATCAGGTCCATGGGCTTCATGCCCATAAATTCGGATTTGGTATCGACTTTGCCAATGCCAGCATAGCCAAGGAACATCTCTGTTACACCCGCCCGGAATTTATCGCGCGAATCCGCCGTGATATGGGCTGGTGAACGATGGCCCATTTCCGGCAAATTGCCGGACTGGCGAGAGGCCAGCGCATCAATCAGTGCATCTTTGGCGCTACCAATATCAGCCGCATTGATCACGATGGTGTTTGCATCGGCCAAGGTCAGGCCCTTGGAGGCGGCCAAGGTGTAAAATTCAATGGCCCAAGCCTTGGCGGCTGGCTGGGGTGCGGGATTGGATGCGTGAGGAGCTGGAGGAGTGACAGGGTTTGAAGTCGGCATATCTGCAACCTTTGCTTGGCTGGGTGGTGTTGGTGTTTGTGGTGCCGGTTCCCGCGCTGGCGGCTTGCGCACACGGGCTGCAAACGCCTCTGGCGCGCGGGCATACTGGCTGTAATCAAACAGGGCGGCGGGCTTGGCCTCATCATCATCAATGATGCCATCGGCAAAGCCCATGGCCACAGCATCTTCTGCCGAAAGCCATGTTTCGGCCTTCATGATCTCGCGGCATTCCGCCACCGTCTTGCCGCTCTTTTTGGCGTAGACATTGGCGTAATTGTCGGAGAGCTTGTCGAGGATATCCGCCGTTTCCTTCATTTCATCGGCGTTCCCGCGCGAAAAGCCCCATGCATCATGGATCATCAGCATGGAGCCGCTGCGCATCATCAGCTTACCGCCCATGGCAATCAGCGAGGCGGCAGAGGCGGCGATACCATCGACATAAATGGTCACATCGCCGTCATGGGCTTTCAGCAGGCTGTAAATTGCCATGCCATCAAAGGCCACACCGCCGCCTGAATTGATGCGGACAGCGAGAGGGCCGGGGCCTTTTTGTGCCAGCGATTCCAGCACTTGCGCCGGGGTAAAACCATCACCCCAGCCATAAGGATCGCCCACATCGCCATAAAGCACGATGCTATCAGCCGTTATCAGGCTTGTTTTTTCCGGCATTGCTGCTGTCCTTTTGTTTGTCGGGCGGTGTGTCGTCATTGGCCGGGGCTGGCTGTCCGCCATTCATCGGCTTGCGCCCGTCGCTGTCATAGATCAGGCCGAGGCGATCAGCCCGCTCGTTGTCTGCGGCCATTTCCGCATCCACTTCTTCCGGGTTTTCGCCCATTTCCCGCAGTGCCGAGGATCTGGACATAAGGCCCGCCCGGATCGCGTCACGAATGCCGGGAATTTCCTTGGCCGGATCAATCATTTCCCGGCGCGGTTCGGTATGGCTCACACTGGCACCACCGGAAATCCCCGGTGAAACCAGATCGGCCGCATCCAGAAACCATTCCGCCACCCGCTCACAAAAATGCGGAATGAGCATCTGGCTTTGCCAGTGGGTAATAGTGCGCTGAAACTCCAGCCAGCCCATGCGACCGCTGGAAAAGTTGACCTGCGAGAGATCACCGGCAAGGGCCTCGTATGGCACACCGTAACCGATGGCGATTTTGCGGATCATCGAGCGCAGATAATCGGGATAACCAGCCGTGGTGGGCGGGGTCGAAAATTTCACATCCGTGCCGGGCGGCAGACGTTGCTGCATGCCCGGTTCTAACATATCCGCGTTATATTCAGGCGCTTCCGGCTTTCCATCCGAGCCGAGTTTCAATGTGCCGTTGCTGTCAATCCAGAACACCGCGAAACAGGCCGCGATTTTCTGCCGCATCAATTCGGCATCTTCATAATCGGCCAAATCCCACAGGGTCATAATGACCGGGGCACCCCACGGCACCCCGCGCGATTGGCCGGGTCTGTCCTGCCGATAGACGTGAATTACATCCTCAGCAGGCACCCGAACCGTTCCGGCACCAAACAGCCGATAAAGACTGCCGGGGTGGTGCTTATAAAGGTGATAGGCAACCCGCTGGCCATCCGCATCATATTCGATACCCTGAATAACCGTGTTGCCAGCGGCCACATTGGCAACCCCTACGCCTTCGTTCGCGTAGGACACCAGATAATCTGGCTCCAACACCTCGACCTGAAAGGCCAAGGGCAATTTCCGAGACGCCTTTGCGCGTCTGCGCACCACCAGGCACTCGCCGGATTCTACTACCGTGCGCACCACCAGATTTTGCAGACCATAGAGATTATGACGGCCCGCAAAATCGATTTTGGTGGTGAGCATGTGCCGCTTGAGCAAATCCTCAAGCACCGCTTGCCTGTTTTTGGTTTTATGTTTCACGGCCATGGTGACACCGCCTCCAACAACATTGGAGGCGATGACTTGAACAGCACGACCGGCATAAGGGTTGTTGCGCACCTGCTCACGATGCACATCGCGCAGTCTGGAAAGCGAAGTCCAGATTTCGCGATCTGCCGAGGTGGAACCAATCAACCGGCCCGCCGTGCGATGGCCGCGCGTTGCACCATCATAGCCAGCCCGTGGGTCAAAACCGTCGCGCCGCTTTTTTTGTCTGGACAATTGGTCCAGCTGTTGCCGCGCGATCTCACGCTTTAGCGCAAATCGCGGGGCAACGGCACGGAGAAGAGCGGACACCATTAGCGCACCAGCCGCCCGTTAGAACACAGGCTGTAAGAGCGTGTGAACCCGCAATTCATACCCGAAACGACACGATTATCGGCAAGCGTATCAGTCACACCCCGCAAGCTTTGCGAGATCATTTCGCGGAGCTTGATCATCTCGTTAAGCGACCGATACTCGACCTTGCCGTTTGTGGGGTGGTCAACCACCCGCGCACCCATGGCAAGCGCCTTGTCGAGCGCATCGAGATCAACTTGTGTCCAAGCCATAGCAATCTCCTATCGTTGCAGCCAGCCTGTACGGCGTGGCACAAAGCCACCCCCTGCGGTTGGGCCTGCCGAGGCAGGCCGGAACGGCAGGCGTTCGGGCTGTGGTGGTTGTTGCGCTTGCGCCGCCTGTTTGGCCTCATCGGCCTGTTGTGGCAGTGGTTTCTTGGCAAAAAGGTCCATCTGTGCGGACTGTTTTGCTTGTAGTCCATGGGCCTGCCCGACCAGCTCCAGCCAGCGGGCAGTGTCGATCTGGCCCGCGCCATCGCCCCAGGCCAAAGCCCGGCAGCCAACGGCAATATCAAGCCCTTCGTTTGCCCAGCCAAACCGCTTGCGCCATTCGCGGGCATCGCCGGGGCGGATCAACGCCGCGCGTTTGCCGTTGCGGTTGGTTTCCGTGCGGGTATCTACCAGCACTTCCGCCGTGAGCTGTTTCAGCTCATCCTCGCCAAACCATTCAGGCAGGTGGAGCGTGTTATTTTTCCAAGTTCCGTCAGGTTTTTGACCTTCAACAAGGCTTCGCAACCCGTCATAGACTGCAAATTTCAGATCAAAGTTGCCGATCAAAGCCAGATTGATACGCCGCCCTGCAATCACATTGCCGCGCTCATCCTTGAGATCGGCGCGGGTCAGCTTCAGTGGGGCGGCTTGCTTGTTTTTTTCACCCTTGCAAGCCAGCAATTGCGACCGGCGTGAAACACGGTCATAGAGCGTTTGCGTGTATGCGCCGGTGTCCATGCCCCATTGTTTGACGACCAACTCATTGCCGTTTTCCGTGGGCCATGTGCGCGAGGTGATCGCATCAATGGCCTCCCACGCCTCATCACTGGTGTAATCGTGGCTGATCACGCCGCGATCTACAGGCCAAGCCTGAAAGCCCGGCCCGAATGCGTAAAGCCCCCACTCGAAACGGTTGCCCTGCACGTCAAAGAAGCCATACAGGACGCAGGCGGGATAAGGCACCACACCACGTTTGTAATTGGTGCGGCAGGCCAGCAGCTTTTCCCAATCCGGCGTGTCGCTTTTGGCCTCATAGGCCTCACCAAGATCCTGCTGGGTGAAAACCTTGAGCTTTGCCGGATCGCCAAACGCTTCAACACTGCGCTGCCAGATGGCCGCCCATGGTTCAAACGGTGACCATGCCGCCCAATGCGCCCAACTTGGTTGCTTATCTCGCACCCGCCCAGTGCAAGGCGGGATAGCCCAATGGTCGATGTCTTCCGGCGCGATAAGTTGCGGGACAGGCTCTCCACCCTCCTCAACCCATGTTGGCACCCAGCGATGTGCGGCCAACATGGCCTCACGGTCGATTTGCTCAACCACACAGCCATTATCACACACAAAATGTGGGCGGCTGGAACCAGCCGCAGGCCCGCGCATCTTTTCAAACGGCCATTGCTGGAATGTGCCGCATTGCGAACATGGCATGTAGAGCCGCCGCTGATCGCCTGCATCATATTCCAAAGAGATACGACAGGTGCCGACCTCGCCGGGGGTCGAAACCACCAATTCTTTCGAATTTTCACCAAATGCCTTTTGACGCGCCCGCGCCTGATCGACCGGCGATCCACGCCCATCGGTGTCAGCCGGATAACCCGACACCTCATCCATGATGAGATATTTGACCGAGATCATCTGCAAACCTTTTGAGGAGGTTGCCGTGGTGATCTGGTTAAATCCGTTCGAAAACCGCTTGAAAGACGAGGTAGAGGCCCCTTCGTCGCGGCTGTTTTCCGCCTTCACGCGGTGGCGAATTTTCGGGCTTGCGTCAATGGTAGGCTGGAGCTTGACGCGGTTGTATTTCACCGCTTCATCCAGCGTCGGCAGGATCGTGAGGATCGGCGCGGGCGCTCTATCGACGATATAGCCAAACCAGCACACGCCAACTTCTGATTTTCCGGTTTGAGCGGAGAATTTCAGGGTTACTCGGCGCGCTGGATGGTCCTCATGCAGACAATCAAGCGGTTCGCGCAAGTATGGCACACGATCTGTGCTCCAATCGCCGGGGAAAGGCGATCCCGATTCCGCCGAGACTTTGCGGTAACGGTCAGCCCATTGGCTGACTGTCAATTCCTCTTCCGGTTCCGCCGCCTTGATCACCGCCGCGCAAAAAACCGCCCCGCCATGGGCAAGGCTGGGCATCTCGCCGCGCAGATATTCAACGGTCAGCTCCTCATGGTCGAGGATGTCCGTAATCGCCTCCATTCCGGCATTACTCCGGCGCACCTCCCTCAACCAGCATCTGGCGAGCAGTCAGGTCGCGTCTAAAGGTTTCCAGCGCCTTGCGTTCAAAGGCCCGCAAGTGTGGCCGGATCAAGCGGCCATCCACGCCAGCCGTGGCGGCAATGGCTTCCGCCGTGTCGTTGAGCGCCATGCTCAGCGCGTTGCGCATGGCCATGACAGACGCCCGCGCGGCCTCTTCCACCTCAGCACGCGGCACCAACAATTTCAGCTCTTTGCCAAGCTCGATTTCGCGCATCAAGCGTTGCGCACGGGTGTTAAGCGCCGCTTCGTCGGCCCGATTGCTGTTGATTGATGGCCGCTGTGTCGGCGCTTCCGCCCCAAGGTCCAGGCGGATATTCTGGCGGCGGTGCTTGGCCAGATCCTCGAAATTCACGAATGTCTTGCCGCCATCCTCAGTCGGCAACAGCGCATCCGCATATTTCTTGACATACCTTGACAGCGAGGACCGCGAAACCGAGTCCCCTGCTTCCGTCAGCAACTCAGCCGCCCGGCTCAAATTGACCAAACCGTGCATGGTGTGCATCCCTGCCCACAGGTGTGCATGGGCGTGTATGACTTTTCAAACCCCGCAACTACCAAAATCCCGGCCTGCGTTCGGCATCGCGGGGGGTGGGGGTGGGGGAAGGACCCAAAGGGGGGGGGGTGGGGGTAGGGAGGGGCTATATGCCCCATGCCTTATCGAGGCGCTTGCCGATCTCAGGGACAAGGCGGGTCTTGATGCTGCCCGTGACCACGTATGCCGGGATGTCAGTCAGGAACTCTTTTGCAAGGTTGGGGCCGTAGATGCGCCGCGTCTTGCGTTGTCCAGGCAGGCGGACGCGGTATGCGTCGGCATCATCCCGGCCTTTGATGGCAAACGAGCGTTTCAGCAAGCGAGGTTTAGCCCATGGCGATGCAATAATCCCAGCTTTAGAGACCCTCTCCTTAAACTCATCCGCCTTAAGCCACGGCAATGCGCTTTTGTTGTCACCATCGCCGCGACCAATCCGCAAGACATAGGCACCACCACGAGCAGATGACGGCGCGTAAAAGCCTTGGCTGCGCTTGACGACAGAGGCGTATTTGGTCGCACCGCTCACGATTTGGAGCGCTTTGCGCACATCGGTGCGAACCTTGTCGCCGCCGTTGCTCATACCGCTGCGGATTGCCAGTTTGGTTTTTGGCGTCAGACCGCCAACCCATTTGATCTGGCGATCAAGGCCGCTGATTTTGATCGATACACCAATCATCCGCGCAGCCTCGCGATAGCATTTCGGACGGCAGAGGCAGACGCCCTCGCAGCGTCCGCCGCGTCACTTCGCACGGTTTGCACGAAAGCCGCCGCCTGATTGCCCGCTGCCTGAATGTCGCCATCCGCAACCGCATCAACAACATGCTGGATGATTTCACGACGCTCAGAACAACGGCACATGGGAAAGCTCCTGAAATACGCAAAAAGGCGACCGTATTGGCCGCCTTGCTGCTCACTCATTCATTTGGGCATAGCTTACGCACTGACCTTGAGTCGATGTCGCCGCTTGCGACCGTCAAGGCTGGTAGCTGACCCGCGACTCGCCCTCGGTATTTCTACCCGCCATTCTCAGGCGTTTGTGAGGTTCGCTAGAGGATCATCAGCTATCCATGAGCAAATGACTGTCACAGTTTTTCGACAAGCGCAAGAGGCAGCGTGACCGGCACCATTGCACCCAGCAGATCAATCAAAACCACAACCTCACCCTTGCCGCGCGTCGATGGCGTAACCGTTACCGCCATCATGCCAGCAAACGGCCCCGCCTTGACGCGAACCTTTTCATCACGCGCCAACGTGAAGCCGCAAACAACATCGGCATCATAAGCGCCCGCCTTAGCCAGCCTTTTGAAATTATTGACCTCTTCTGTCAGCAACGGCCTTGGAAACTCAAAGCCACCCACCAGCCCGCGCACCCCTTTGACCCCCAAAAGACCGGCCAAAATATCGACCTGCGCAGGCAAGCAAACCAAGATGTAGCCATGTATCACAGGCACCCATTGCTCAGGAAAGACACGAGGGCCGCGCTTGCGTTTTGGTATCTTGCGCAAAGGCACAAGCGCCTCAACACCCAATGCCTGCAAATCGTTTTCCACAGCCTTTTCCCGGCCAGAAGCAACGGCAACAGCAAACCACCGGCGCTTAAGGCCACAATCCCTGTGGCCCAAACGCAATGTATCCAGCCGAATCATGCGCTCAAAATCATCACACGAAACCGGCCCGCCGATAGCTACGCCAGAAACATCCTTATGCTGCATCATTTTCGCGCCCCTCGCTGATTGCCTGTTCAAAATTCGCCAGCGCCACCTCAACAGCGGCATCAAGATCAACCGCATCTGCATCGACCGCAGGCAGCCAGATATTCGGCATTGGCCTCTTGATTTGCGGCCAGCCGCGCCGCTCATGCAGTCGCTTCCATGCTTTGAAAAGATCGGTGTCACGGCCAACAGATTGAAAATCTGCAACAAATGGCTTGAGCGCCAAAGATACGGAAACACCTTTGCATTCACGCGCCAGATCAAGCATTCGGTTAGCCTCAGGCCAGCCATTTTGGAGGCGCTTGCCAAGCAACACAGCTTCGCGGGTCATGTGTCCGCGCTCAATCATGGCGCTTTCGCTTTTGGTTAGCGGGCTGACCTCAGGCGGAGAAAGTACCACTTGAAACCAGCGACCCACCCAAAGCTTGCCGCAAAAGCCCGCCAAGGCATGGGTTCGCGCAGCCTCGCCCGCATCTTCTGGCATGTCTTCCCAAGCCCTGTTTTTGAGATAGACGGCGGGTGCTGTAATCTTGCGATCAGCCCATGAGAGGTACGCAGGCGTTTGATTGATGCAGGCCGTACGCTGATCGGCAGACAAGGCCTGCCAAGCATTCCGCGCAAAATCGAGATTGCCCACTCCAGGCCACGTCTTGAGCCATTGCTGGAATTGCCTTTCGACCTTTTCGCGATCAGCCCGACGCGACGTTTGCGGTTCTTGCCCGCTTACAAAAGCAGAAATATTCTTCTCTTCCTGCCCGTCGCGCCCACGCCCGCCGTTTCCTTTAGAGAGGGGCGTTATAAGAGGATCATTAATAGGTGCCGGTTCTGGACCGGCAGGGGGTGCCGGTTCTGGACCGGCAGGGGGTGCCGGTATACCGGCAGGGGGTGCCGCCTCATCGACAGGGGTATTGGAATAATTTTCCAAATCGTCATCTGTGAGGTCTGCCTCTAGCGCATAGCTATCAGACACGGGCCGATCATAAATCACGCGGTAAAAATGCGCGGTGTCGCGGCCATTATCCACGCTCACCACATGCCGCTCAACAGCGCCGATCTCAATCAGACGATTGAGCGCGTCATGCACGGTAGACCGTGCGCAGGACAATTCACCGGCCATTTTAACCTGTGATCGGCGGCACCAGCCCTCTTTATCCGTATGACGACCCAGCAAGCACAGGATCTGCAAATCTTTTCCGCGCAACCGCGAATCGGTCACGATCCAGCCGGGAATGATGGAAAAACGAGCTTTCGAACTCATGCCGCCACCTCCAGCGCATAGCCGCCCCATTGCGCCGCCGCAGCCGCCGCAATGCCGGGAAAGGTCTTTGACCTTATTCTCCAGCGATCCGCGCCCGGCGGTGCGCGATGCACCGCAGACCACCGCTTGTGCTCAGCCGTGCCGCTTTTCGGTGGCGAGAGCCGATGTGTGGCCTGCAATGGTTCAAGGCCGCGCAGATAGAACGATGTGGCCTTGAATGCCTCATCGCCAAACCACCACGGCTGCACGGTTTGCGCAGGCGGTTGATAATTCAAAATCCGCTCTTTCGCGTATCTGTGCATGATCGGGTTTTCGATAGCCACGCGCGCAATTGGCGCGTTCCAGCAATCGGAAAAAAGGGCTGCACCCGCGTCAAGATCGGCCCACATTTCGGCTTTGGTTCGCCCAGGCGGTGGCGTATGCAGCCACCGCACACCGCTGTTGCAAAGCCGTGTGCAAGGCGGATGCATCACGGCCAGCAAATCCCAGCCATCTTGCAGCAGCTCACGCACATCGCAGATAATATGCCGGTTGCTGCCATCGTCGGCGGGCAACAGGTCGCAAGACCAAACATCATGGCCGAGGTCAGCAAAGGCCCGGCGCATGACGCCAGACGTTTCGCAGCCAATCAAAACCTTGAGAGATTGAGCCATCACGCACCACCCTTTGATGCAATTTCGCGCATCCGTGATTTTTGCTCTTCGAGGCGCATAAGAATGGTTTGCGGCAGGTTGCCGTCAGACAGCCGTTGCGCATTGAGCGCATACCGCCGAACGTCGAGCGCCCGCAAACCATCGTCAAATTGCGCCGCCAGGAATTCGTTATTTGCCTGCTCAAAAACCGCACAAAAACCGCTATCGCTTTCCGTCAAAAACCACCGCGCGAAATCCGCATCGCTCTTGCAAAGCTCCAGCCGCGCCAAAGCTGATAGATCATCCATCAAGCCGCCCCCTTTTCTGCAATTTTTGAAATCTCGCCGCCCAGCAGCACGGCGGCGGTGGCTTCCAGCACCGTCCAGCCGTGGTCAGTTATGGCCCAATGATTGGCCTCGACAGGCTCAATCAGGCCTTTGGCGGCCATGTTATCAATCAGCGCATCGGCCACAGTGGGCCGAACACCAATGCCTTGTCGCAGAGCAACAGAATCAAAGCTGCCCTTGCGCTCACCGGCAAAAACCAGCGCCCGCGCAAACTCTTCTGTGATTCGCTCTTCCATTGTTTTGCGCGGCGTTTCCCGCGTAAAATCCTCTTCTGGTTCCGCGAATGTGAGCGGTGAAATATTGCCGCCAGCGCCGGGCGTCAGCGGTTCCGCATGGGCAAATTTTTCCCAATCCACCCGAATAATCTGCGGAAACCCGCTGCCATAAGAGCCGTCTTCGTTTTGCTCCCAGATGAACCATGCCGTGTTCATCTGGCTGCTGGCCTTGTTGCCATCCCAGCCGTCGCGGTGCATCATTGGCAGGCGGCGCGTGAACACGTAGACGCGCGAAGGCGGGCATTCATCCATCACATAGCAGCGGTCCTGGTCTTCGAAGCCCGCGAGAAAATTGAGGTTGAGCAGCATGGCCATTTTGCGCGGCTTATGTTCGCGCAGCGCATGGGCAATGTAAGCATTTGCAATGCCATAGGGGGGGTTGGTGACAATATCGAAGCCCTCACCTGCCCGCTTGGATAAGAGAAAATCACCCAATGCCTGTTTTTCACCGTATTGCGTGGCAATGCCGCGATCTTCCAGATCGGCAATACTGACCTCATAGCCAGCCGCCTCCAATGGCCGCAAAATGGCACCCCGCCCAACGCTTGGTTCAAGCACGGTCAGGCCGAAGCTTTCCAGCGCCAGCAGGGTTTTTATCGCTTCAATAGGCGTCTCATACAGATCAGCGCCGCGCTCTTCCTTCGATGCCGATTTGGTGCCAATGGCATGGCTTGCGGCACTTTTCAGCGATGCCCGTGACGGCTCCAAGCCTTCTGCCAGCCGTGCCGCAACAATGCGGTCAATAAAGCCGGGCTTGGCGCGCTCCACATTTCGCAGCTTGCGCGCTTCAAGCAGGCGGCGCTTATCAATGCCGAGGTCCGCAAGACAAAAACGGTCCTGATCTTGGACCGTTTGCGGCCTGCCCCCGCGCGAAAGCTTGCCTTCTGCCTGCGCTTCATCAACAAAATCGGCCATTGCAATCGTGCACATGGTTTCGATTTTCAGCGCGTCAGCCTGCATTTGCCGCGCCTTGCCAATCAAATCATGACTGGCTTTGACCTTTTTGGCATAATCGCCCGCCGCCTTGGCTTGCTCATAGGCCCCCGATGACAGCAGCAAAGCCACCTGCACATCGCCAGCGTCAAGCGCGGTGCGCGCGCGGTCGATGGTGGTGGCCAGTTCTGAGGCGTCGGTGGCGATTGGGGTGATGGCGTTCATAGCGGCAGCCCCATCAAACAATCCAAAAACCGCCGACCTTTTGCGGCAGTGTCAGGATGCCACGAGCATGTCATGCGCCTGATAAAATCAAACGCGACCACTGGCTCTACCCGCTTTTCACCGCCGCATATGTGGCACACAAAGGCCGAAAGATACGTTCCAGACCCCTTGCAAGCAGGGCAGCAAACCTTTGTTACCCGCAATCTCACCCGCGCTGTTGCCATCATCTGCCCCCAAAAAATTCTGATTCAATCACGTCGCAAACCGCCTGTTCTGGCAGGCCAATGGCCTCTGCGATGGCGGTGGTGTTGGTGCCATCCTCCCACAATGAGCGGATCAGCAGTTTGTAACGTTGGCGCGGTGTCATGCCGTGGCTTTGCTGCACTCAACATTCCAGAGGTCTGCGGCCAGATCGGCGCGGTTACGGCAATAGTCATCAGCCGAGATTGGCGACGAGGTGTCCGCGCCAAACGCCTGCCCACAGACAAAATAGACCTGCTCAAGATCCGGCTCAGACACGCGCGCACTCACAACCGCCGCACAGACAGGACAGCCAGAAACACGCCGCAGCTTTTGCATGTGCGCGAGAGCCATCAGTTTGCCCTCATGAGCCGGTCGAGATAGGCCTGACCAAGCCCGGTCAGCAGGATCATGCCCGAATCGCTGATATGCACGTAACCAGCACGGCGGCATTCAACGGCCAGCCCTTGCGGTTCCGCATCGGTAAAGACCAACCGCCCGCCGTGGTGTTTAACCTTGCGCAAGTAAGCCCGCGCAGCATCACTCAGCGGGCGCTCGAAAAGGGTGTTCGGGGTGTCGCTCATCGCTTTTCACCGTCCGCTTTGGCAAGTGCCGCACCAAGCTCTTTCATGATGTTGCGTTCCATAGTGCTTGCCGTCTGGATGACGCTTTGCAGCATCGGCAGCAGGCCAAGCTTTTCGGAATTGGTGAAAACGTGGTCTTCTGCCGCTTCCAAAAAGCCAAGCCACCATTTCGCGTGTGATGCCGTCAGGCTCATGGCGTTTTCGGAGAGGTCGCCGCCGTCGCCAAAGTCTGGACCCGACGAATCAACAACAATGGAGCCAACCCGCATGGCCAGCGCGCGCGAGAGAACGGCCTTGCCAATGGCATCCTCAAGAACAACGATTTCCCACAGCGCCATCAGATCAGGGTCGTTGCTGTTGTTGTAGCGGCCCACTTGCGTCGAGGACAAACCCAGCAAATCGGCCGCACTTTCGATGCCGCCAACCGCCTTGATCAAAGCGCGCTGCGCAACCTTGACAGCCGGGAACCATGGCTGCTTTTTCATCTCTTCTTTTTTGATCCTTGCCATCATCAAACTCCTGAAAATCAAAGGGAAACCGGGAAGATTTTTTGAAATTTCCCGTCGATTGCCGCAGTGCAAACCTGCAAAAGTGCCTTGGCAGCGCAGAGCCGGGGAGAAACAGTCAATGCAGCCAGCAATGGAAAAGCAGACCGGGGAGTGCGGCCCCGGCCTGCTGCAAGCCCGAATGCATGGACGGAGACCATCCGGGCTATTGGAGAATAAAAAGGCGACCGGGCCAAAGGTCCGCCAGCCCGGTCGCAGTTGCCGCGCCGAACGGGAGGAGAAACCGGCGCGGTCGGGGGAACAAAACGAAAGCCTGTCATTGCGCGACCTCCACAGTTTGAACGGCGGGGCGCGGAACATCAGCAGGCCAAGCGGCACCATCAGGCCAGTTGTCGGAAAACCACTGCATGGCGCGTTCGAAAATGCGGGTAGCGAGGTCTTTGCCGCCGATGATTTCATCAAGCCGAGAGCCACGGTTAAAGACGCGCTTGGAAACAGTCGTGCGACCTTGCCCGCTGACAGCGAGGTAGAGTTCGGCAACTTTTGTGATTTGGTCTCTCAGGGTCATAGAGAATTGAATGGGGAAAAGATTCCTCATTGTCAAGGTAATATATATCCCGTTCAAGAATTCCCCAAAGCAGATGATAATGGACCTATGAAAAACCCGGTCCACGAGCGCATAAAACAGCGCATAAAAGAGCTTGGCCTAAACCCAGGCAAGGTATCTGCTGCTATGGGGCGGGACCGCAGCTATTTGCGGATGATGCTAAAAAATCCAAATTCATCGCCGCGCGGGGAAAACATCGATAAAATCGCAGCCGTTTTGCAAGTCAGTACGGAGTGGCTGTTGCGCGGCGACCATAGCATTTCCGATGATGAGATTGCCCGCAAAACAGCAGCCGTGTCCGCACTGCCACCAACATCGGAATGGCCAAAGACCATCCCGGTGCTTGGCACAGCCGCAGGCTCTTTGGCGCGTGGGGCGTTTCAGCTTGCCGGTGGCGTGATTGAGCATGTGCGCTGCCCGCCCGGCCTGATGGGCAAACGCGATATTTACGGCCTCTATGTTGTGGGCCAAAGCATGGAGCCGCAATATTTTGCCGGTGATCTTATCCTGATCAATCCGCACAGGCCTTACAAGGCAGGCGACAACGTTGTTGTGCAAACCCAAAACAGCGAACATGCCGATATTGAGGCATCTGTGGGCATTTTTGTGCGCGAGACTGAGAAGATGCTGCTGATTGGCAAGCGCAATCCGCCCGGCGCGCAGGTGGAATTGCCGCGCGAAACCGTCAAATCGGTGCATCGCGTTGTCACCAACAACGAATATTTTGGCGTGTGAGCGCAAATCATGCAAAATTTTGTTCGCGAGTGGCGCAAATTCCGCCGCCTGGCCCAAAAGCAGCTTGCAGCCCGCGCCGAAATTGGCGCGCAACACATATCCGATATTGAGCGCGGCGTGGAAAACCCAAGCGCCAGAACGCTGGAAAAGCTGGCAGCAGCGCTGCAATGCACGATCCACGAGCTTTTGACCGTCAACCCGCACAACAGCGCAAAGCCGGTGGCGCGGTTGATTGAACCGGGCAGCGACGAAGAGATTGCCGAGCAGTTGGAGCAGTTGGCGGCTATTTTTGCGGGGCTGGCACGGCTGGCACGGCAGGAGCCGGAGCGCCTGCCGATGGCGCTGCAAAAAGCTCGCCATATTGCTGCCCAAAATCGCAATCAGACAGCATAGGACAGGCCGCGCAGCCGAGCCAGATTTCATAGGCGGCGCGCTCATCGGCACTCATGTGCGCGAGTATATCAACTATGGTGTCTACAACCGCCGCCATGGCCTGCTCCGAAAAACCCATGAATATTATCGGGTAAATTCGGAATATAAGAAAGAACTAAAAACAAAGAAAAATAGGCATGTTACACCTATTTTACGTTATCCTTAAAAAATGATCCTATAAACTACGCTGATTTTTCAAAGTTTTTATAACCAAGGGTTTAGCCGCTTACAGCCGCCCCGCCATTGTTGCAAAACACACGCAATTGATGTGCTTGACGTACGATTAAAACGTCCGGCATTTTGCCCATGGAAAGGGGTAATCGCGTGGAAGCAATGGAATACCTGAAATACTCAGATGATGAGAATGCACCCAGCGCTGAGACAAAAGGCAGCTTTTTCCAGGAACAACCAATTCCCGTGGTGATTCCTGATACCAGCCTTGAACCCTACTTTTTCGCGGGGGACGTAGCTTTTGCAACTGTTACCGAACCGGTGCCCGACGCTGTTGTTGCGCTGTGGCTGACAGCGCAAACAGACACGCCAATCATTGGCCGGTTGAAAGCAACCTGCGCTGCGGGTGTGCTGTTAGAGCAAGGCGGCAGGGATAGGGCTATCTTAATGCAGCAGATCAGCAAAATGCGGACTATCGCGACAGCAACGGAGATTGCGAAAAGCTAAACGATAATTCCGTCACCGATAGGACGGCGCTTGCCAATAGTCATCTGCAAAGGCAGGGATTTTTTTAATATCAACATTTTGCCAGTTTGTACTCAGTGATTTTTTCCGAGAAATAGTTGTCGATATTGCCCTAATAGTAACGTCATTTCCTTGAACCGTTCGCATTTGCGCAAACATTGTGAAATTGATTTTATCCGCACCTTTGAAGACGTCGAACAGGCGCGGAATATAAAATTTCACATCTCGCAGATACTCATTTTTTGAAAGGTCGATTGTTAGGGGCCGAGTGGTGAACTCTACATCAAGATGATTGCCCATATCGGCTGCCACAACGCTATCATCATTCATATACACTTTGAGACATGCTGATAGGTAAGAGTAGCCTTGAGCGCGGCATTCCTTGAAAGCCGACTGTTTAGCGTCCGTCTGATCATCACTACTAGCCAGCCCCGCCACAGAAAGCGAAGATGCCGCCAAAATCAGCAACGCAACAGATTTTCTCCCCATAAAACCTCCAGAAGTATCTCTCTATTACTGCGGCTAGTTTCTCCTCTTGACATGGGGAAATAATTCCCCTTATTCCTTGCATCAGAAAAACAACCCCAAAACCACCACAACCAAACCGATATAGACCACGAGCAGGGTAGAATTTCAACGTGCAAGCGCCGCTTGCCGATGGATTTCCTGCGCCGTTTTTCAGCCGCCGAACCACGCAACAACATTGAGAGAGCATCGGCATGATGACGAATCCATCCATAGACCGCTCACTTGACGACAAAGAAATGGATCATATTGATCACGCCCTTGGCCGACCTTTCGATCCATTGGGGGAAACGGCACGGAATTATTTTGTCACAAGTACGAATAGCACCCTTGCGCGACAGTTCGCCGCCTCGCCAAACTGGAAAAAGGGCAGGCATGATGCGTACGGTACGGCTGCATTCCACGTGACCGAAGCTGGACGCAAAGCGCTCTCGAACCACCTGAAAGAAATCAAAGATCCACATAAAGCTTATGAGGTCATAGTTGGGTCGCGTCTTTCTCTCGACGGCGCGCACACGATGGTTTTGGTGGACAAAAGCGCGTCGGCAGCCAAATACGCAGCCTTTTTGCGCTTTAGCGACAGTAGCGATCTGAGTTTTCGCGATTTTCTCAAGGGCATTTCCGTAAGGCGGGCAAATGTCGGGAGTGCATCAGCATGACCCGCGAAACCGTCTAACCCGGCCCTTTCCGGTTTCCGCAAGCCCGCCGCTTGCGGTTTCCCGAACGGACCCACCCGACAAAAACACGCACAACGCGCCCATGCCGTGGGCCGCGATGGCCGGTTTGTGTCTGCAACCCACAAGGAGGAAAGCCTTGAAACCCCGCAAGCCCAAAAAGCCCTCAACCCTGCCCAGCCGCGAAACAGCGGCCACCATCCCCCGCTTTGAAATGACCACCAAGCTTGGCCACCGCATCACAGTGGCGCGCATTGGTGCGCAAGTGGCGGCCATTGCAGACCGCGAACGGCGCATGGAACTGGCCCGATGAGCATACTTTATTGGAGCCACCCCGGCACAAGGCTGAAAACCTTTTCAGCCGCCACGCGGCAAACCAGCAGGGGCACTGAATCGACCCTGAAAGTGGAGCTTATAACCCGCGATCCTTACGACCTTGGCGAATTGCTGCGCCAACTCTCTCAGGCCCAGGCCGAGCAAGATGCAGCCGAACCCCCCCCCGCCAAAGCCGCAAAAACCTTAGGGCCAAGCCCACGAATTGCCAAAGCCAAAGAGCTTTTGGCCCTTCCCGCCCCACCAAGACAAATCCCCTATTTCAAGGACGAACCATGACGGAAACCAAGCAACCACAGACGAAAGTTAAAAGCCTACTTGCTTTCACAAAAGCGAAATATCTCCACATTTTGAAACCGATAGTGGATGAAGCAAACAGTCACGGCGATGAGCTGCGGCTCTGGAAAGGCGCGCTTAGTATTGAGCCAGCAGAGATCGGCGGCGTGTATCTCACGGCAACGTGCGGCCTTACGCTAGCAGTGATCCACGATCCTGATGGCCGTGCAACCGAACCAATGACATTGGACATCCCAGAGGCCGCCTATGATGTTGCCAAAGGACCAGAGCCGACATTCATGACCTTCGAAGGCGGAAGTTATACACTGCAAGCGCCAGCATGGGCACAGCCAGGCACAGCCTATTTTTATGACGCCGGTATTCACATCAGCCCCAAAATGCGGCACCCTGATTGGGCGGAAGAGGACAACTATTTCCAGCCCGCCCTTTACTCGAGATCAGCAAGTTTCAGATACCACAACAGCGGTATGGACTACAGGGCTAGTGCAGGAATCCAATGGAATTGGCGCGCATTACTTCGCAAAGCGCTTAACTCGCCCGATGCAACAGGAAGCAAGTCGTTCTTCAATCCGGCGCTAACAGCTCCCTTTGTCCGCATTCACGAGCATTTTGCGGCGCTGCATAAGTCAGCCCTGCATATGCAACACACCGCAAAACAAGGTGGTGTGCAGCCGACTACCAATGCGTATTTGGCAGGCGTCAGCATTTTACAGATCGATAAATGCCCGGAATTTATAGGCCTCTACGCGCATCAGACCGCCTGCGACATTCCCGACATACCGGCGCATTTTCTGACGCATCCGCCCGCCCCCGCAACCAGCGAGGAGGCAAACGGTTGAACGTAGAACAGGCCGCCGCGCTGTTGCCGAAAATCCGCCAAACCGTGGCCTTGGCCGCACCGGAATGGTCCGTTGCTGTGGACCATAACGGTGAGCGGACAATTTTGACCCGCGAAGGCCATGGGTTTCCGGCTTTGCCGGTGGCGCGGCTGGCAAAGTCGCCACCGTTTGACGACGCGGAATTGGTCATCAATGCCTATCGCAACGCGGCGGCACTTTTGGTGTTGCTGGACCGGCGCACACAGCAGGTTGCCGAGGCCCAACAACAGGCCGCAAGGTTGCAGGCCGAGAATGACCAGCTCAAGGCCCCAAAGCTTGCGCGTGATTGCGCCATGCTTTGTGCAAAAGCTGAATTTCAAGCCTTTCTTCGCGAGTGCCACGGGCTGGAAAGCACCGGCAAAGACGCCGCCGCCAACCGTGTGCGCTCAATTCTCAATATCGGTTCCCGCAGCGACCTCGACCACGACCAGGCCGCCGCGCACAAATGGGCTAACCTCAAGAAAGATTTCAGAAAATGGCAGAACAAAGCACAGTAGACGCCAAGTCTCATAATGAGGCTTATCCCACAAATCCCGAAAACCTGACCCCGTTCCGCCTGCATTTTTCGGACGGCTCAACCGCAGACGTTAGCGCCGGAAACCCAGCCGAGGCCCGCAAGCGTGGGAGCCGCGAAGGCTTGGCAATCAGCAAGGTTAAAATGATCAAGGGGGGTGCGTGATGGCAACAAAAACGAAAGGCCTTTTTGAACTGATTGATCATAAATTTGCGCAAGGCCATGAGATATTGGATTTGATGGCCCTGTCGGTTGAAGATCCAGACACGACGCTGACAGAAGACGAAAGATGCCTCTTGCACATCGGTCGCTTTATGACCGCCGCTGTGGTCGAAAGCGTGAATAGCGCAAACATCAAGTTTTCGCTGGACCCCATCCAGCTGCAAACGGCCCTATGGATGATGACCGGCGAAGCGCTGGCCATCATGACCGTGCAGGCCTTTGACCTATCAACGCCCCGCGCTCGCAAAATTGCGCGCAACGAAGTCAAAGGCGCAGTCATGGCGGGCTACGACCATGCGATTGCGGCCATCGACAAGCATAAGCTTTCAGAAAAGGCAGGTGCGTGATGGCCGATAAACCAATCCTTTTTAGCGGCCCGATGGTCCGCGCGCTCTTGGATGATCGAAAGACGCAAACCCGCCGAATCTTTACCCCGCCGCCGCCATTTGATTTTGATGATGATATTTCAGTCCAGGTCGCAACAGGTGCGTTTAACACCAAATATCAGGTTGGCGACCGGCTTTGGGTCAAAGAAACGTGGCAAGGCCTGACGTTTGGCGATTTTAAACCAACCAAGCACGAGCCGTGCGAACTGCGCTTTGCCGCAACAGACCCCTGCGCTGATCTTGACGCGAAAGCGCGCGGCTATACTTGGCGGCCATCCATTTTCATGCCGCGTTGGGCCAGCCGTATCACACTGACTGTCACAGACGTGCGAATAGAGCGCTTGCAGGATATTAGTGAGGCGGATGCAATTGCAGAGGGCATTCACAAGCTTGACGGGCCATTGATCCACTACGGCACGGATGCGGATAGCCATTACGCGACAAACCCAAAGCAAGCCTATGCCATCCTCTGGAATAGCATCAACACCAAGCCGAAGCCAGTGACGGGCGGCGATGGCAAGATCAGCCATTTTGAGAGCTTTCCGTGGGACGGCACCCGCCGTACAGAAACGCATCGCGGTAAACCCCATTACATTTACCCTAACCCATGGGTTGCGGCCTACACATTCCGCGTCATCAAACAAAACATAGATCAGATCAAGGAGGTTGGGTGATGGCGGATAACAGCAAGATCGAATGGACCGACGCCACTTGGCAGGTCATCACCGGCTGCAAGATCACATCGCCGGGCTGCACAAATTGCTATGCGATGAATCTGGCTGGCACACGGCTGCGCAATCACCCCAGCCGCGAGGGACTGACCCAGCAAGTCAACGGCAAGCACGTCTGGACAGGCGAGGTACGGTTTAACGAGCAATGGCTTTTACAGCCGTTGCAATGGTCCAAGCCGCGCATGGTTTTCGTTGTCGCGCATGGCGATCTGTTTGCCGAGGCCGTGAAAGACGATTGGCTTGACCAGATTTTTGCCGTCATGGCGCTGGCACCGCAGCATACGTTTCAGGTTTTGACCAAGAGGCCGGAGCGTATGCGGGAATATTTAGTTTCCCGCAACGGCATGGGCAATACCGCGCTCTGTAAGGCAATCAACCTTATACCCTTTGGGCTTGGCAACAGAAAGGGAGCGCTCGAAATGCCCCTGCCAAACGTCTGGCTTGGCGTATCGGTCGAGGATCAACGCCATGCAGATCAGCGCATTCCGATTTTGCTGGACACCCCCTCCGCCGTGCGGTGGATCAGCGCGGAGCCGCTGTTGGGACCAATTGATTTAGTCAGCACACTTGGCGGTACGCTATGGATTGGCGGGCAACGTGGCTGTGGCGGAGAGCATTATGGCATCGGGACACCGGATTGCCCGCGCCACCTGCACCATCATCACGATGAGCGATGCAAGCCCGGACTTGATTGGGTCGTAGCAGGCGGCGAAAGCGGCAAAAGTGCCCGGCCTATGCATCCAGATTGGGCGCGGTCATTGCGCGATCAATGCGCAGCCGCAGGGGTGCCGTTTTTGTTTAAGCAATGGGGCGCACACCTTGGCGGCACAGCCGAGGATCACGGCGACGGCGTATTTTTCACCGCCGCATCCTCCAACAAACATGATCGGTGGCTGAAAAAATCCGACAAGTTTGGCTGGCTTGACAGCAAGAAATCACCAGACGGCCCGATGTGGCTCAAACTCAAAAAGTCCGAGGCCGGTCGCTTGCTGGATGGCGTCGAGCACAACGGTTTCCCAAGGAGGGCAGCATGACAAGCAACCTTGATGCTTTCAACTCACTGACATTTCGCAACCTCGCCGCCGCCCACGCCGCGCGTCAGGCGGAATGGTGCCCGGATCAAATGCCCGATCTCTCTTTTCGCGGCAATGAGCTGGCCGGAGAGGTTGGCGAGGCCTGCAACATTATCAAAAAGCTGGAGCGTGAGCGCCTTGGCTGGCGCGGATCACGCGCTACGTTTGAGCAGCTGGCCGACGAACTGGCCGATGTGATCCACACGACCACGCTTGTGGCTTACACAGCGCATATTGATCTTGAGCAGGCCGTTATCCGCAAGTTCAACGCCACCAGTGACGCCAACGAGTTGACCACAAAGCTCACACAGATGCCAACAAGTGAGAGTTGGGGAAAAGCATCCGAGGTCATCGAAAAGATTGTCAAACAGGTCGGCAACCCCAATAGCGGCAAGACAGCCGTGATCAGCTCTATCGATGCCCACATGCTAATCAGCATGATCTTTCGTCTAAAAACTGCGTTGTTTGATAAGACCGAGCAGATAGCGGAGCTGCAAAGCCAAGCGAGCGCCACAGCCAAGATAATGGCCGCATGCGATTGGTATTGGCCGAGCGATGACACCAGCAGCGAGGCCGCCGCAAGATCACCCGGCGGCATCGCCGAGAATCTGGAATTGGAACCGGGCGAAGTGCTGGAATATTCGCGGGGCGGCGTTGTTGAAACCAGATATTACGCTTTTCTGCCACCGGCACCTGACGCTGATAGCGATGATAATTTTGAGGTGGACACAGCAACAGAAACCGAAGCCGAAACCATGATTGCTGCCGAGCTGGAACGGCGCAAGGGATTGGAAGCCCAGCCATGACGTTCCTTGTAACCACCATTTCCGCTATCATCTGGGTTTGTTGGTATAACCCAGAAAGCCTTGGCCGCTGGCTGGCCAAAGTGGATAAAGCCCGCAAACCGCCGCCATGAATGCCCCTCCCCTGCCCCAAAACAGAGAAAGCCGCCCTTTGAGGCGGCTTTTTCATGCGAAATCTATGCATTGAACGTTGGTGTACGAATGAGAGCTGAAAGGCCTCGCTTGATCCAAGAAGGTGACAGTGTGACATGCTGTCAAGCACTTGGCCGCCTTTCAACACGGCCTTACTTCAATAATCCTTTGCTACCGTTCACAAACAGTAAGAAGAATGCTTGGAAAATCGCCACTAATAAGCGTGTATCTCCTGGCAAAGGCACAACAGCAATCACCACTGCTATAATAAGCGCGCAAATGCCGCAGCCAGCAACAAAGCTGGCTTGGAACTTACTATAATTTTTTTTCCGATCTTTCATGCGTATCTCCTTATAAATAAACAGCAGGAGACACGGACGAACCGTAATCTCCCTCTAACGTGGGATCATAGGTTCGTCGAACGGGCTCAAAATTTCGGTTTCGTGACCTACTCAGAATACGCCTTGTTCCTAAAATAGCTTGCCTCCCTTATGGATGCAACAGAAATTTTCTGTCGCTGATCGCGATTGGCAGTGGAGCAGATGAATACGCCAGTCGGAGTGCGATAATCTTGGCCTGCATACTGGGGCACCCTCATTTTCTTCAAAATAAAACGCACAAATTTGTGCGATTTTATTTGCAATACGCACAAAAATGTGCGATACATAATTGCAGGAAAGGAGAGGAAATGAAGCGAGAACAACTTCTCAGAGAGCTTCGCAAAATAGCAAAATCCAACGGTTGGGAATTTGAGGTTTTCGAAGACAACGGGAAAGGCTCTCACTATCGGGTAACACTCAACGGAAAATCGACCACGATAAAATCCGGCGAAATGACCCCGCTCTATGTAGGCCTTATCAAGAAACAGCTTGGCATCAAATGATGCCAAGCCCGCCTCATTCCACATCATCATCATCAAGTGACAAAGAAGGCATCAACCTATGCAATACACTTATAAAGCAACAATTGAGACAGATCCGGACGGCGGCTTTGTGGTGACCTTTGCCGATGTGCCAGAGGCCATCACCCACGGGGAAACAATGAAGGAAGCCGTAGCAAGCGCCAGAGAAGCCCTTGGCCTTGCCCTGCGCGGTATCATGCAGGAAGGCCGCCCCCTGCCCGCCCCTGTGGCACAGGAAGGCCACGACATTGCGGTCGTGGCCGATGTGGCGGCAAAGCTTGCACTGATCCAGGCGTTCAATGAGGCGGGGATTTCAAAAACGGAATTGGCGCGCCGCATTGGCAAAACAGAAAATGAAGCGCGCCGGTTACTGGACCCCGATCACGCTTCTAAAATCGGCGTTATGGCCGATGCGCTTGAGGCCCTTGGCCAAGAGATTGTCTTGTCAGTTCGCCAAGCCGCCTAACGGGCACACGCCCCAAAACAGAGAAAGCCGCCCTTTGAGGCGGCTTTTTCATGTCAAATCAATGCGTTTACCATTCATTTACGAAAAACATCTTGCAACCACATTAGAATCGTGTGCATTTTGAAAACGGAAATAATGCGTTTAACGAGCTAGAAACGTCTGAGATGAAAATGAGCGCTGTAGAGAGTACGCAAGCTATGAGCACGGCATCGAAAATCACCGAGCGCGCCGAGGCGCTTTCTGCGCGCTTGCGGGCCGTTGGTGAGCGCGCCTTTCCGCCATCGGCGCAAAAAACCTTGCGCTCTTTCACCAGTGGCGAGGTTGCAAACATTGTCAATGTGTCGGACGGCTATTTGCGTCAGCTCTCGCTGGACGGCTTAGGCCCAGCGCCAGAGATTGGCCGGGCCGGGCGGCGCGCGTACACGCTGGACCAGGTGATGGAGCTGCGCGCCTATCTGGCCGAGGCGCGGCCAAAAGAGGCGTTGAAATTTTGGCCGCAACGCCGGGTCGGTGAGAAGCTGCAAATCATCACGGTTGCCAATTTCAAGGGCGGGTCTGCCAAAACCACCACATCGCTTTATCTGGCTCAAGGGCTGGCCTTGCAAGGCTTGCGTGTTCTTGCGATCGATCTGGACCCGCAGGCGTCCTTATCATCCATGTTTGGCTATCAGCCAGAATTTGACGTTGCGGAAAATAGCACTCTTTACGCGGCCATTCGTTACGACGACGAGCGCGTGAAAATGCGTGACATTATCCGGCCCACCTATTTTACCGGCGTTAGCATCGTGCCGGGCAATCTGGAGCTGATGGAATTTGAACACCAGACACCGCGCTACATGATGCAAAATCGCGGCAACCCGCACGATATTTTCTTTCGGCGCGTGGCATCGGCCATTGCCGAGGTCGAAGACGATTTTGATGTGGTGGTGATTGATTGCCCGCCGCAGCTTGGCTTTTTGACCATGGGCGCACTGAATGCCGCAACCGGCATGATTGTGACCGTGCACCCGCAAATGGTTGATGTGGCATCCATGAGCCAGTTTTTGCTGATGACCTCTGACCTTGTGGCCGTGATTGAGGAGGCGGGCGGCGCGCTGGATTATGATTTCATGCGATTTTTGGTGACCCGCCACGACCCGCGCGACGTGCCAGAGCAAGAGATTGTTTCGCTGTTGCGTGATGTATTCGGGCAGGATGTGATGACTGCGACCGCGTGGAAATCCACCGCCATCGCCAACGCTGGCCTGACCAAACAGTCGCTTTATGAGCTGACCTCTGGCACCGTGGGCCGCAATGTCTATGAGCGCGCCATGGAGTCAATCAATGCCGTCAACAATGAAGTGATTGACATGATCGAGGCGGTGTGGGGTCGCAAAAAATGACCCACATCAATAAAATCAAACACTTGATATGTTGTCAGCTGACAACAATGAAAGGGGCAGGCCAATGAGTTCGCGCATGAATTCTATTCGCGGCATGTTCAAGGCTGGCGACGAAGGCACAGAGCCGCAAGCCCGTCCCACATCAAAGCGCGTGGCAAGCGGCGCGGTGCAGGCCATGAAAGGCTCACTCACCAGCATCGAGGCCGAAAACGAAGAGTTGCGCCGCTTGCTTGCGCAAGGTGGGCAGGCCGCTGATTTGGACCCCGCCCATCTGGACCCCTCACCTTTTGCGGATCGCTTGGCATCGGGCAACAAAGCCGCCCTTGAACAGCTTAAGCAATCGCTGTCAGACAATGGCCAGGAAATCCCCATCCTTGTGCGCCCGCACCCAACCGCACAAGGCCGCTACCAGATTGCGTACGGCCATCGCCGCGCGCAGGCAGCTAGAGAGCTAGGCATCCCGGTTAAAGCCTATGTGCGTGATCTGGATGACCAAAGCCTGATAATCGCGCAAGGCGTGGAAAATTCGGCGCGTGAGGATTTAAGCTTTATTGAGCGCGCATCCTTTGCGCACCGGCTGGAGAGCGCGGGTTTTCAGCGGTCTGACATTCAGGCGGCTTTGGCGGTGGATCGGGCCGAGGCGGCAAAGCTGATTGCCGTGGCTGCGGTCGTGCCGCAATGGCTGATTGAGGCCATTGGCCCCGCGCCAAAGATTGGCCGCCCGCGCTGGCAAGAGCTGGCCGATCTGCTCAAATCAGGCACGGTTGAGCCGCAAGTGCGCAAGGCCACGCAAGACAGCACCTTTGCGCATAAATCGTCAGATGACCGCTTCAAGGCCGCGCTTGCATCTGCCAAGCAGCGGCCCGCCACAAAGAGCGAGGCCCCACAAATTGCCAAAAGCCGCGACGGGCAAGAGATTGCATCCTTGGCGCTCAGAGGCAAACAATGCAGGATTGAGATTGACAGGACTCAAAATGAGGCGTTTGCAGAGTATCTGATGACGCGCATGCCAGAACTGTACGACGAGTTTAACAAAGGAAACTGACCGGCAAAAAGAAAAAGGCCCCCAAACGGCGAACCGTGGAAGCCCTCTCTGATGTAAGCAGTTAGAGAATCGCATTTCCAAGAATCATAGTCAAGAGTCTTTGACGCCATTTGGTGAGCGGATTTCTTTTGCCTTTTGAAAGGTGAAGGAAGCAATGACCCATATGCAGATCACGACGCCGTTTGGGCGGCGACCGGCGAAGCTTGCTTTGGTGAAAGGCCAGATGGAACGGGCCGAAGCAAAGCCGGGCAGGGCGGTGGATAAATGGCGGGTGTTTCGTGATGCTTGCGAAGCGCGCGAAAAGCTTGGCCTGCAAGATAGAGCCATGGCGGTTTTAAATGCGCTGTTGAGCTTCTATCCTGAAACCGAACTTTCCGAGGACATGGGGCTTGTTGTGTTTCCAAGCAACGCACAGCTTTCCATCCGCGCGCATGGCATATCAGGCAGCACATTGCGCCGGGCCTTGGCGGCCTTGGTTGAGGCGGGGTTGATTGAGCGCCGCGATAGCCCAAACGGCAAGCGCTACGCCCACCGCGACCGGGCAGGTGAGATTGAAGCCGCTTTCGGCTTTAGCCTGGCACCGCTGCTTATTCGCGCGGGTGAGCTGGCCCAGCTTGCGCAAGCCGTGGCCGATGAGGCCCGCGCCTATAAACGCGCAAAGGAAGCGCTCACCATTTGCCGCCGCGATGTGCGCAAGCTGATTTCCGCCGCCATTGAGGAGGGGGCCGAGGGCAATTGGTCCGCAGCCGAGGACCATTATATCAGCATTCTCGCCCGCTTGCCGCGCCGCCCCACCATGGGCGAGGTGATGGAGATCCGCGACGAGATGGAGCTTTTGCGCGAAGAGGTCGTTAACCGGCTGGAAATGCAATTAAAATCCGAAAAAATGCCCACCAATGCCAACCACAATGACGCACACATACAGAATTCAAATACCGAATCTACCTATGAATTTGAATTAAACGGCCAAGAAAATATGATGGCGGAACCGGCACGGCTGGAACCGGCAAAACAGCGCAAGCCGGAAACCTACCCCTTAAGCATGGTGTTGAAAGCCTGCCCGCAGATCGGCGATTATGGACCGGGCGGCGCGGTATCCGGTTGGCGCGATCTGATGGCGGCCGCCGTGGTGGTGCGGTCCATGCTTGGCGTCAGCCCATCGGCCTATCAGCAGGCCTGCGAGGCCATGGGGCCGGAGGCTGCTGCGATAACCATGGCCTGTATTTTAGAGCGGGCAGGGCAGATCAATTCTGCGGGCGGCTATTTGCGCAGCCTGACCGCCAAGGCGCAGGCGGGCGAGTTCTCGCTGGGGCCGGTACTGATGGCGCTGTTGAAGCAAAACGGAGAAGGGGAGGGGAGGCAGCATGGTTGACGGCTTCAATCAGCGCCGCCCTGACCGAGCCGATCATCATCCGTTGCCGGTTTGCAACCCGCCAGCATTGCAAACCAATACTCTTCAGCCATCCGACAGGCTTGGTTTGCCGTTTCAACATAACCCGTGTTTGGCATTAGCGGCTTGCCGCGATACCCCGCCGGGTAACCACCCGACCAGCGCCACGAGGTTTCACCCATAATATTGCCAAGGACCAGCGTGATCCGGCCCGCTTGCCGTCCATCATACCAAGCAACATAATCCTCGTAAAAAGTGCCCGTGTGTGGGTCGATTTCGCCGGGACGCGACCTTTCCCAATGCAGTCTTTTTTCATACCAGCCCGTCATCGCAACCTCAAAATTCACCGCCTTGACACCCTCTTAAAATGAGAACATTTTAAGAACAAATGTCAAGCGTGAAAACCAGAGGATGGCGATATGCGGCATCGTCGAGGCTTAGACCTAACCCGCAGCAGCAACGACAACCTGCCACCTAGGCCCACCGGCATCATCGTGCCGGAGCGCGACCATTCCGCCACGCTGGCAGACCTGCCCCAATGGTATAACCTGTTTGCGAAATGCGCGCGATGCGACCATACCTCGCCTTTGGATCGCTGGGAGCTGCAACGCAAACACAAAGCCAGATCAATCATATCGATGGAGCCGCTGCTGCGCTGCGCAAAATGCGGCAATCGGCAGCAAAACAGCTTTATGCTTGGAAGAGCAAGACGCGATGGATAAACCAGCCGTAAAAACAAAAAAAGCCCCGCCTGAACAAACAAGCAGGGCTTAGTATGGCATTTGCGTGTGACCATGCATATTGATTATAATTCCTTAAAAGCCACCTTCAGGCGATTAACAACTGCCTCATGTTTGGATTTTATCGCGCTAATTTGGTCAGGTGTAAGGGAGTCTACGACACCGCAACCCGGACATGTAAATTTAATACTCTCAAGATCCAATCCTGCTACACCAATTTTATACTTCTCCCCACATGAACATGTGAGGCTTAAAGATACACTATTAGGATCGGTCATCCACATCCCCGAATTATTAACGTAGAGTCGCATCCTATTTCATTTTAGAGAATCTGTAAAAAAGAAAAGAAGCAAAGGCCGGAATTCTACTTTCCGGCCTTATCTGCTTTTGCCTGATGATGCGCTAGAGCCGACCAATCAGCAGACCGCCAACCCGTTTCAAAACATCAGCAAAGGATACGCCAAGCGCGATCCCGCCGATGCCAATCATGCCGAGCGCGCCAAGGCCGATCAGCTTCCAACGCTTGACCTCATTGGTCACCGGCTTAATGTCAGCAATATCAGTCTGCACATTGGTGATGTTGGTTTCCAGCGCGCCAACCCGATCCACCATTTCATCCATGCGCCGGTGCACAACCGCCCGGCTTTGGGTTGCGCGATCCTCGGAGCGCACTTGCGCGCCCCGAATTTCCTGAATGTCTTCTTTCAGCCCGCGCATTTCTGCAACCAGCTCACCGAGCATCCGGTGCACACCCGCGTCAATTTCCGGTGCCATGTGCGCCCCCCCCGTACTCAGCCCGCCGCGTGTCGTAAATTTCCGCACACGCATCAGTGCGGGCATCCTGCTGGTTGGCACTGACCTCCCAGCCAAGTTGATCATGCGCCGCCGATCCGCCAGCCACCGGCACGATGCGGCGCATGTGTTGCCTGCACCAATCAGGCCAGGGCGGCAATGGCACCTTTGTTTCAGCCACCGCCTTTTGCGCCGCCGCCTTGGCCAGCGAGGCCGAGGCGTTGTCGTTCGCGAGACAGCCACTCAATATCAGAGGCAGACCAGCGAGCGCCATCAACGCGATTGTCAGCCGAAACAGATGCTTTAAGCGCATCATTAACCTGCCCTTCTTTTTTGATGATGTTTTCGCCTATTGCGCGGGCCTGTTCGGCCAGCATTTCCGCCTGCTGTAACCGCAAGGTCATGGCCGTCAATTTGGCATTGGCAGCGTCCAGATCGGCTTGCGCAACCAAGCCCGCCTTTGCGGCCTCAACCTGCGAGGCCGCATGATTGGCAACCCGGCCATTGATGCCGAGGAAAGGCACACCCTCCTCGAACACCAACAGCGCCAACAGCAGAAAACCGGCAATGCCGATCATGCCATAAAGATTGACCAGAAATGTTTTCAGCCATTTTAGCAAAACACCGCGACAACTTAACGCAAGCGCGACCAAGCTCATTGCAGGCCGGAGACGCACAATTCTCCCTCCCCGATCCGAGTCGCATCACCGTTTTCGCGCCGCTTGGCCAAACCAATGATGACGCGGCCACCGGCACGGTTAAAGGCGGTGGCAGCATTACAGCTTTCCAGATACTTGCCTTCGCGCCCCAACCGTGCAGCGGTCGATCTGCAAGCAGCGCCGGTGCCAATATTCCAGGTCAGGCTAATCATCATCGCCCGCCACGCCAGCGGCTTGCCGTCCCAGCCAGAGATGCACTCTGTCAAAGGCTTGCGATAGTCGCGCACGATCTTGGTTGCCAGCCGCTTGTCACAGCCTTGCGGGGTTTCCACCATTCCGGGCTTGACGTTATCGGTATCACCATCGCAAATCGTCCAGACTGGCCTTGTGGGCAGCGTATCGTAATAAGCCTTGAGGCTGCGACCTTCCCACGGCTTTACCAGCGCGTTAATCGCAAGCGCGACATCAGCCGGAACTGGCTCTTGCCCCGGAAAAAGCGCGATTGTCCCACCAGTGCCAGCGGCAAACACAATTGCAGCAATGGCCGTTTTTGCGCGCTTACTGGCTTTAAGCTTATTGATCGGCATCAGATAAATCCTTTTGAGCAAGAAAACGGGAAACAAAGGCCCCTGCTGCGGACAAACCGGACAGGGCAGCAAACAGGCCGCGCGGCATATCAATGTGACCGTCGATGAGCGGCAGAAAGACTTCAGCTCCGGAGAAGAAACCAGCAGCCAAAAGCAGCCGGACAGACCAAGCGCGCTTAAGCACTTGCCGCCAATTGTTGACGAACATGAAAGACTCCTAATTTTTCAAATGACTGAGCGGCTTAAGCCGATGGCCAGACCACAGCATCAAAGACGGCTTGCGCTGCCTCAGATGTTTTTGCCTCGCCAATTGCCTTTTTGGCACCGAGGCGCACTTTCTCGACAGCGGCACCAATGAGCTGCCATTGCTCAAATGCCGCTTTCACGGTGGTGGCAACATCGGACAATGTTTTGCCCGTCAGGCCAACCTCAGCACTGAGCAGAGGGTAATCCTTGGCGACCGGATTGGTGGCGGCCAGATAGGCAATCGCCTCAGCCGCCTTTTGCTGATAGGTCATGGCTTGCCCAACGCCACCTGTGATGTATTTCAGGCGCTCAACCTCAGCCAGTTTGTCAATCCGGGCTTTCAGATCAGCCTGCACGGTTTCCAGCGTCGGCGCTGGTATTGATGGCACAACTGGCGCGGCCAACTTGCCGTCTGTATATGTCCAGCCCGGCTCAACATCGTCCGTCACCTCCATAAATGAGGCGGCAATATCGGGGTGATAGAGATCATCTATCTTGTGGTCAGTCTCGATCACCTCGACGACAATGCCAGCATGTATGCGCGCATATTTTATCATCTCAATACCTCAAAATATCAAAAATCGATTGCGAGGAAGCCAGACGGTCCAACGCCACCCGCATAACCGTTCGTGCCGTCGCCCGCACCGCCTGATCCGCCGGTGCCATACGACCAACCGGCCCAGCCAGAGGATGAACCATAGAGCATGTGCGTAGAGCCGGACCCAAATGCCCCGCCGCCTGGGCCACCAACCCAAACAATACCGTCGCCATTGATGGGGTCTCGTTGCGCAATAGAGCGCTGTCCGGCCTGACCAGGCACCTGTATTTGCCCGCCCACACCGACACCTCCAGTGCCGCCATTTGCATAGCCACTGGCCGCGCCGTAACCGCCAAGGCCACCCGTTGCGGTCAACAATGAGCCAAATGACGTTGTGCCACCATCTCCGCCTTTGCCGCCACCCGCTGCGCCGCCCGCGCCGCCTTGACCAATCGTGATCAGGTATGTTTGACCCGGCACAACAGCTACGATCCCCTCAGCATAACCGCCGCCTCCGCCGCCTCCGCCTGCACCATTTGGCCCAGCACCGCCACCACCTGCGCTGCCACCCCAAGCGCGCAGGTGCACGAAATAGACACCTTCTGGGGCTGTAAACACGCCGCTGTTTACATAGGTGTAGAGCGCTGGCTGCCGAGACTTACCCGTAGGTGGCGTATAAGCGGTAGCTGGCAGCGGGCCAAACTCGACTTTGGCCAGCCGCGCGCACATAACTGTTGCGTTTTTTACGTTTTCGAAAACACAGCTTAGTCTTGCTGTTACTGCTCCGGCAGGCGCGACAACCGAAATGGCCATGGCTTGACGTGCGGATGATGCGTAACCGAAATCGCCCGTGCCGCGCTTCACCCCGCCGCTGAAGGCTAAGTCCGTACCATCGGCCCTGTACCAAATTAATTCGTATTTAACGGTCCCGGCATCCGCAAAAAAAGCCGCGTCACCAGAGATTGTATAAGCAAGACCGGGAGTTACAGCGAATTTAGGCCATACGATAGATGTCCAACCATCTGCATGCGGCCCGGATACAACAAGATTCCTGCCCCACATGTTATCTGACACTGTAAAGCTTTTTGCGACGCCGTTGCTGAACGACTCAATCCCGGCAAGCCCATCCTCAAACCCGCCGTTCGGGCACAGGTTCGGCCTCGGTGGCATGATGTCTGCGATTGTTGCGACAAGACCGGGTGGCGTCACAGCCAGTAAGCTATTGGTTCCGGCTTTGGCTTCGGCGGGCGTTGCCAGCTCGACCAGTCCGGAACGGGTCTCAGATGCCAACAACTCGGTATAAGTGCCATTGATCTTCTCAAAAATACGTCCATCGGGCAGGCTGAAGCCATGGCCGTTGGGTGTCGCCAGATAGGACCATGACGCGCCGGTCCACTCGGCAATTTTCCCGGCGTTTGCGGCCCAGATGCCGCTTGCACCGGCAGGGATAAAATAGGCATCGCCCACGCTTGGAGACCCCGGCGCACTGGACAGCGTCATCGACAACACCGACAGCCAGCGCCGACTTTTCCCGCCCGTGGACAGCCCCAAAATCTGAAGCGCCTGCCACAGCTGCGTCCAGTCGCCATTGCTCGGCGCAAGGCCCGCCTGGGTGATGACCTGCAAAACCTCTTCCTGAAGCCCGTTCAGAAAGCTTGCCGTCACCTCGGTGCCTGGTACACCCGCCACAAGGTTTTCATCGCGAAACCCGCGACGGCCGCCGCCAATATCAACAGTGTCCGCGCCATTGATGCGATCCATCAGGCTTCTCCGTAATTGAAAACAACATGGGTGTGGGCGGGTTTGATACGCCGCAACTCGCATTCAATGGCGCTGATCTCAAAGACACCGAGGCGGTGCGATGCTCGGCTGACGCCTGAGCGAAACTTCACCACGCTCACAAGGCCGGGAATATTGACGCGCCAGACAAACTGGCTGCCTTCAGGCCGCAGGCGTTGACCTGCCCGCAACACGCCCGCCCGTGATGGCCAGAACTCTTCAATGGTGATGTCCACACCCAGCGCCTTGGCCACCGAAATAAAATACGGGATCGACTGGCCGCCGCGCGCGGTCCAGCGCTGAAACGCCAGTTTCTGGCGCTGCTCCACCGTCAAAGGCCCAAGGGTGCGCCCGCAAGCATCAGGCCCAAGGCAGCGCTCGAAATCAGACAAAAGCTGGTTTGCCTGCCGAGGGTCTGTCTCGTTCATCAGGGCTTCAGCGCTTGCCTCGGCATCGGCGATCACGGCAGCGAAGGCCGACAGGATCACGTCAATCACGCCGTCTTTTGCGGCCAGCGCAAAGCCCGACGCCATCTTGTTGCGAAGGCTTTGAAACACATTTGAAGCGGTTCTGGACATGGTTCAAACGCTCCTCAATTCAGCCAGGTGATGGTGCCAACAACCGGGCACTGGTTTGATGCCAGCGTGTATCTGGCCGCTGGCACAATGAGGTCATGACCATATTCGCCGTCAGCGGCCGAGATCGCTTCCGAGATCCGCGACGGCTCAATCACGGCACCAATCGGGCTTGAATTGGTGTCGTCGTCATCATCGCCAATGGTGGCAATGAAGCGGGCGAAAGCTGAAGCAACAGCGGCGCGCGTGGTGCCGGTATCGGGCCGCAGCCGCACGGAAATCGGCACAGCAACCAGTGCACCCGCAACGGGAATGACGCGGGCCGTTACGGGCCGAACGCCGGTTTGACTTCCTTGTGCGCCTAAGTATGCACCAATCGTCACCAGCTCGGCCGCACTGGGCACACGCGGATTGCCACCCTCATCCTTCATGACGATGACAACGCCAAGACTGCCGCGACCAATCCAGTCCTCAACCACATTGACGGCATAGACATCGGCAATCTTGCCAACCCATGCTTTATAATCGCTGGCAGCGCCGCCCTTTGGTGGTTCTCGAATGCGCTCTAGATATCGGACCTGCATCTCTTGCGGGGTCTCGGCATTGGCACCGCCCGAAAACGCGGTTGCGACGGTGACGGTGGCAATGTCAGGATTGGCCTGCGTGACCGACAGCTTGACGCCTGCCTCCAGATTACTGTTACCGCCAGCCTCAACCGCTTTAGCGGCAACCGTCAGAGTGCCGCCCGCGCTGATCGTGCCGCCAGCTGTGGTGATATAGGCCACGCCATTGGATGCCGTCAGGTCTATGCCGCTGGCCAGCACCGTGCCTGCGGTGCCCGAAATCAGAACCGTGCCGACCGCCGTAGTCGCCTCGCGCTGCTCAATGCCCCAGATGGATGCATGGCGCAGGATCATGGCCTCGTCATCGGCGCTGTCAGGCATATATTGCCGCGCCCACCATGCAATATGGTCATGCACCTCGCTCAGTTCTGGTGCCACGGCTCCAAAGATTTGCGCAAACACGCCCTTGGTTGAGCGCACCGCCCGCGAGATCGCCGTGGATGATGCCTCCGGCTTGATCGACAAAAGGCCGGTCTCGGCCACAGAGGCAATGCGGGCAAGGATGGTTCGAGCCGATGGAATTGACCAGGTCATGATGCCACCCGTTTGGTCAAAGAGAGGGAGCTGTCATCGACCTGAACACGATAGCCCAGCACATTCGGGCGCACCCATTCCACTTCGATCTGGGCCGGTGTGCCGGTTTCCTTTTCCGCCCAGGCTAACGCCTCGATCAGCCAATATTCACAGAGCTGACGGGTGGTTTCGGTCTGCTTGGCACGATCCAGCAGCCAAAGCTTGGAGCCGGTCATATCGCCGGTTTGCACCAGCCCATCGACAATCGCACCACGCCGCTCGGAAAACGACGCGGGTGCCAGCATGACGGAACGGCCTTCAGGCAGTTCGTCATCAGGCGAGGCTCGGCGATCAAGACCGACCGAGAGAATGATGGCGCTGATCGGTGTCTCATCCAACACCAGATCACAATCATCTGATAGCGCCAGATCACATCGGCGCTGCACGGCATCATAGGTCAGGGCGAGATCGAGAAAGCTGGACATGGCGGCGAAAATATCGCGCGCGCGCGAACCGCGTCATGCCCGTGGCGGTGGGCGGGTTACTTGGAAGGTGGGTCCGTCTGGGAGCCACCGCGAACAATACCGCCGTGCGTGTGGGTGTCGTCGACACGAACACCGTTGACCTTGAGGTAACCGCCCGTGATGTCCACGCCAGCCGCTGTTTGCCGAAACGTGCATCCTCCGATCTTGCTTTCAAGCGCATTGGATGCCTGCACTTCAATCGTACCATTCGCCCGGCAAATGATGCGATCACCGAACTTTGTGGCAAGCCCCACATCGCCTTTCTTCAGACCGCCCATGCGCTGGCTGGGATTGCCAAGCGGCAACAGCACCATGTCGCCCTCATCGCCTCCGATGGCAAGGGCGATGCCGACCGCACCATCATCATCAGGCACCGACAACAGGCCATAGGGCTGCATGATTTCCAGATCATCGCGATAGATGCCCTCGGCCACCTCGGCAGAGGCCGTCTGCATCTGACCATCATCCTTGATATTCTTGACCGTGACGCGCCGGACCATGCCGCGCAGCTTGCCGTAAAGCTCTCTCATAATCGCTTCAAAGCCCCTTTGCCGTGCTGTCCAGCGGGCCAGTGGCTTTCGCTTTTTTCTTGCCGCGCTTGTTTTTACGCCGCTTGCCGGTGGCCTCGGTGTCAAAGGCTTCCGGCGAACAGCTGGTGATCTCGGTGGTCATGCCGGATTGATCTTCGACAAACTTGACCTTGGAAATCAAAAGATCGCGGTAAACTTCCAGCCAGTCATCCGAGACAGTCACCATCTGGTTGACCATCCACAACGTGCCATCAACCGTATGACCTTTGACGCTATGGGTATATTCTTCAGCCTTGGCGCGCGCCGTGCGATTGCGCCAGTCGGCCTCATCGCTTGCCGCTTTGGCATCAGCCTTGGAACGGGCCAGATGCACAATCGGCCGATAACGCTTGATCTCGCCATCAGTGGCGATGCCCGTAGCAACCGTGCCTTTGCGCTCCGCGTCCCGTGCCGAGCCATTACCCTCTGTCCGCTCCGTCAAAGGTGCTGCGCTGGCGTCAAGGTTGGCCGATTTGCGCGATTTGCCTGCTCGTTCAGACTGGCCGCGCACCATGGTCTTGCTGTGGCGACCTTCGATTGAGAACGTCGCACTGGATGACAAGGCGTTTCCGGGCAAGGTGATGGGAGCTGGGGCCTTGGTCTTGCCGGTGCGGGTGATCACAATGCCGCCAACACCATCGGACAGCACCAGAACTCGCCGCGACCGTGTGCCTTTCTCAATGGCACTAAATGCCGTCTCGCCCAGGTCAACCGAATAGCGGTCGAACACATCGCCAGTGTCCACTTCGGTTTTGACTGTCAGCCCGTACGGCTCGGCAATCTTCTTGACGGCATCCTCAAGCTTTACATTCTTCAGCTCGGCCGGGCCATCAACCAGGGCGGCACAATCAATCAGATCGCCGGTCTTGTCCCGGCCGGAGATCTGCACCGTTGCCTGACCATCGCGCAGATCGGGATTAACCGTGTCAACGTTGCCGACCAGCACAACACGGCGGCCGATCATGATTTTGGCCTGCATCTGGATCTTCAAGCGCTTGACCGCTTTCATGGTGGCAAACGGTAACACATCGGCTGAACGCGCCGCATCTCGAAAGGTAAAACTGAAGCGGCCGGAAAAATCCTTGAGATCGCGCTCGACTTCGCCGTTCTCCCATTGATCGTAAAGAATGCCATCCAGATAGAGAGAAATGCTCTTACCCATCAATCCAGCTCCAGAAACTCGACACGTCCGGACGTGAGATTGGCGGGATGCACCGGCCCGTTGCGGGCAACAATATCAGCATAGACCGCCTCAAGTCTGGACGGCGTATCGCCAGCCAGATGCTGGGCAATCGCCCAGGCATCGACTGAGCGTGTGGTGGTCATCGCTTGCACCGCAGGCAAGGTGCCAATCACCTCATTGAGATCGGTCACCAGTGCGGCCGATAATGCGCGGCCAGCCCGAATAACCTTTCGGCTTGCCGCCTGCATGGTATCCGGGCTGTTGTCTTCAACCAGATCAATGATGTTCGAGAGAGCGGTGGTCATCGAAGCCCGAAACGTCATCGCCTCATTGCGAGACGTGAACTCGGCATAGGGCGATTGCGCCGCCACATCTGACACAAACCGCGCTGCGGCCACGACCAGCAACAGGCGATCAATGGCAGACGGCGCAGACTTCACCTGCGCAATCAGGCCGGATGCCATGGACAAGCCGATGGTCATCAAAGCCTGTGGTGATGGCTCTTCCTTCTTGTCGCTGGCCGATCCCACCGGCGACAGCTCAATCACCGTTGAGATAACGGCGCTGGCGCTGGCAATCCAAGCATCAAACGCGAGAGGCGATTGCGGGGCGGACGTGGCCAGCGCCACACGAACGGAAGTCAAGGCGCTGCGCGCCGACGGTGGCGTGGTGAGGCTTGCCGCCACCGCATTGACCACCCGCACACTTCGGCGTGAGGCCGAGATCCGGGTGGATGACAAGACCACGCTGGCAATAATCGAGACAAGCCCGGTGATCGCGCTCACCATCCCGGTGATGCTATCCGCCAACTGGCTGGAAAAGCCAAACCCAAGCGCAACAACAGGCGCGCGTTTGAACCGGGCCGAGATGCGCAGCACCCGCAGCTCACGCTCGGAAAAGCGGATCTGCCCAGGCTCTTCCATGATGACCGAGATCGGACCAAGCCACGGATGGATCAGAAGGCCGGGACCGGGCGTCTCGAAAGCAGCGGCCAAAAGCCTGGCCTGCACTTTATAATCATCGCCAATATAGAGCGCCTCGATGCTGATCCCGGACGGCCCCAACCCGAAATCATCGTAAGCCGCAGGATCTACACCGGGAAACAGATATTCCAGCACGCGCCGCCCGTGATCGCTGGACGCATCCAATATGCTGATCGGAATGCCACGAAACATGCCGGGCAGCAGGCCATCGCCAGAATTGAGATCATCCAGCCGCATCAGTCCCTCCCGACAACTCGGCCCGTGTTGACGTTTGGCGATGGCGAGGTCACGCTGGTTGCCTGGCTGGAAACCTGACCGGGGCCATCGACCTTCACCGTTGCCGTGGTGTTGACGTTCAGCTGTTGAGCGGGCTGTGCGGTGGGCGAAGCTTGCGCGGGCAAAGCCGTTGCTGGAAGTGCATTCTGGTTTGCAGCGGCGGGCGGCTTGGGACCACCACCGCCAAGCCAGCTTGGCAAGGATGGCATGCTGATAATGCTGGAAAGATCAATCTTGCCAATGGCGTCCTTGATCCGGCCGGGCAATCCCTTGAACCACGCAACGAGCGCATCAAAGGCCGCTATAATGCCATCGACCATGGCTTTGCCTGCCTGCACACCCGTATCATAGAGATCGGTCGCCAACGTCTTGGCAGAGGTCAGAAAACCCGTCACCGCCGTTGAAGCATCTTTCCACGCCTCCGAAACCCCCTGCGGAATAAGGCTCTCCCAGCTGATCTTGCCTTCGGCCAGATCAGCCATCGTTGTGATAAGGTGGGCAAACGCTTCAGCCATGGTGCGGATGGCAAAGGTTGCAACTTCAATCGCTCCTCCGGCAAAACTGCCAAGCCATGTAAAAACGCCGCTGGCTTTGGCCGGATCGAATGAAACCAAGGACACAAGTGCTTTGACGAGCCGCCATAGTCCACTGGCGATTTCGCCAATCGCTTTCACTGTGCCCCCTAAGTTTTCGCCAATACCAGACAGATAAGGCGCAAAGCCAGAGCCAAAATCCTTCAGGGCAGCCCAAGCTGTCGCAATACCGCGAAGAGCAACATCAAGAGCGCCGAATGCTAAAATTTTGGCATTGTCGATGGTCAGCCCTGACATGATGGCATCAAGATTGAGGCCTTTCGAGAAGCCCTTGAACAGATCACCAAGCTTGGCAAACCCGACAGAAACATCCCGCCAGGCCGCCTGAAAGCCCTGCCTCACGACAGGACCATAGCGGTCGATCATCTCGCGACCGGCCTGCACGATTTCTGAGCCTATCTGTTTGAGACGAGGAAGAGCGTCTCGCATCGTCCCCATGACGCTTGACCAGACGCCTCCAAGCCCAGCCCATATGCGCTGCAATGACGGACCAATGCTTGACCAGTTGCGATAAATCGCAACACCGGCCGCCGCGATCAACGCAAGCACAATCCCAACCGGGCTAAGAAGTGCGCCGATCATGGAAAGCCCGGCACCAATAACCGGCAAGATGACGCCCAGCACACCAAGGGCTGCGGCCAGCAAAACGCCAGCACCCGCAAAAGCCAGCGCCTTTTTCACCATGCCGCCCGTGGAGGCGTCCAGCTCGCGCAACCACTTGAGGGCAGCGGCCAGATTGTCGTTGATCATCGGCAACCATGTGCCAAAGGCAAAACCAACCTCGCGCGCACCTTGCGCGCCGATTTCCTTAAACGTGGTCAGCTGCCGGTTTAGCCCCTGCATCTGGGTTTCAAAATCGGCATCAATGACAGAGCCGGTCGCTTTCGCCACCTCACCCTTGATCCGCTGGTATTCATCAATATTGCCCAGCATCGGCAGCAGGAAATCCATCACCTGCATGTCACCGAACAATTGCCCAAGCTTGCCAGCGCCTGCCGTCTTTTCAATCTGTTCGCGCACGGTTTTCAGAGCTTCAGCGTCGGTCATGCCCGCCGCCTTGGCCTTTTTCATCATCTTGTCGACCTCGTTGGACGAGATCCCGGTGAGCTTGGTGATCTTTTGCACCACCGCCTCAATCGGATTGATGCCCTTGGTGGCGGCATCTTTCATGACGCCCTCTATGTCGACACCCATGTCCTTAAAATTCTTGATGGTGGCGGGTGCGAGAACCTTGCTCAGGAAGTTCTTGAGATTGTTGGCGGCTTCTGCCGGATCGGCCGTGCCTTTGCGGGCAATCTGCAAACCGGCACCCAAGAAATTGACGGCTTCGCGGCCCGTGATGCCGAATTTCGCCATCTGGCTGGTCAGCGTCGGGAAATACTTGGCCATGTCCTTCAGCTCGAACGCACCTTCCTTGCCCGCCACCACAAGACCGCCCAGCGCACTGTCCAGCTGATCGGCAGGCAGTTTGAGCGTGGTGAGCAAGGAGGTGGCAACGCCCGCCATGTCGGCAAATTCGGCGTTCGCGGCAGTGGCGGCACGGCCAATGCTGCTGACCGAGGCGTCGACCAACTTGGGATCAACACCGGCTGCAATCATCTGCCCCGCACCCTTGGCAACCGTGTCAGACAGTTGGCCGATTTGCAGCGCCAAGGTTTCGAACTGTTCTTTTGATTTGCCAACATAGGCAAAGGCGGCATTGCCAACGAGATTGGAGGTGCCCGCAATATCGAGGAGCTGTTGCTGGAAAGCTGCGGCTTCCTGAATGGGTGCAAGGAAACTGATCCCGGCAACAGCCGCACCGACAATGCCGATCTTGCGCGCCATGTTGGCGACACCTTCGAGCGCTGCTTTAACACCCCTTAAAGGCCCGCTTAAAAGGTCTTTGAGGCGCACGATCACGTCGAGGTTCATATTGCGATTGGCCACGGCCCGCCTCCAGATTGGCGGTCCAACCTATCGCGCGCGCGCCAAAAAGATCATGCCAGCCATCGTGGGCGGGCATGACCTATTCAGTTTGTTTCTGCACTTCCTGGCGAAACGACATGATGCAATTCCACCATGTCACCGCCTGATCCTTGGTCATCGCCCCGATCTCAGAGGCGCTGAAGCCGGAGCCATCAGCCAGACCGCCAAGGATCACCGGCCAGTTTTGCGGCCACTCGTCAAAAAATGGTTCAGCACCCGGCCTGCGTCGGTGATGTCTTCCAGATCAAGCTTTTCATAAAGCTTGTCCATCACCATTTGCGGTGTGCGCGTCGAGCGGGCAAAGGCAACCGAGATCTGCTTTTCCTCTGGCACAGCCGAGATTGCCATCTGGTCAGCGCCCCGCATCCGGTGAAACGTCAATGATGCGAACTCCTTGTCGCGCACCTTGCCATCCTTTCTGGTGGTCAGGGTTTGCGGAAAAAGAAGCGGCAATGTCACCGAGCCGTCAGCATTGATCACCGCCCGATCCGGCAAGCGGTCACGCGGATCACCATCCTCATCGACAATATCGCTTGTACGTGATGCACCACCATCCAGATCAACCACAGCGCTATCCGAATGGCTTGGCGCTGTTACCGGCGCATCTTCATCAAGATCAATAGCCACGTTCTTGCCTGTCAAAGCCTTGCTCATCAGATCACCTCCTCAGGGGTTCCGCCAGACCATTTGAGCTGCACCTTGCCGCCTTCGCCTTCCGAAATCGTCGGGCGGTCACCACTCAAGAATGCATCATTCCAGACATAGGTTTGCCCGGTATCGAGGCGGACTTGCAATTCGCCCTCGCCTTCCGTCCAGATGTCGGCAAGCGTCATGCCGCGCTCAAACGGCACGGTGGCCTCTATTTCCGAACCTTGATATTCCTGCGCACGGCTGACCTTGCGGCCATGGGTGACGGGATTGTTCTTGATGCCGCCAAGCTTGGCCTTTGAGCCTTTCTCGCAAGCGAGATAACGGCCGTTCCACACAATGTCGATAATGCCGACTGTCTGTGCCATGTCTTGTTTCCTTTCTTAAACCTGGAACTCAAGGCTGCCAGCCAGCACCATCAGATTGCCAACGATCTTGACCTGCTGGCGGCTTTCCAGCCGGTTCTTGTCATTGCCTGAAATGGCAAACACGCTTTGTCTCACCGTGGTTGCCGTGTCCATGATCCAGACCTTTTCGCCGTACAGCTTACAGCGGGCCGCCCAGCTGGCATGCATGCGCCCCGGCGAAACCACGGCGCTGGATGCACTATCGCCACTGGCCGTGCCGGTGGTGGCAAAGGCCGCCATGCTGTCATCATCCACCAACTTGGCGCGCGGATACATCACCGCCACATAAGCCGCAAAATCATAGCGGATGCGTGACATGGTGGCGGGCACCATGATGTCGAGCCAGGCATCATCATCAACGCCCAGATTGCTTTTCTTATAGGTCGTGATCAGGCGGGCAATTGTCACCGTGTCATCGGCCAGGCACTCGAAAGTCGAGATGCCGCGATAGAGCAACAGGTTCTTTTCCTCGTCGGTGAACTGATCCACCGCATCAGGGGCCGTGACATTCGGCACCACCAAGGACCGCAACTGGCGGGCCGGATCATTGGTGCGGTGGAAAGACCAAACACCCATGAGGGAAGCCGCCAGCACATAAGCCGGTTCCATCATGCCCTTCATGCCGCCGACTGTCAGCTGCTGGCAATTGGTCAACTGGCCGAACGCGCTCAATTGACCATAGGTGCCATGGGTGAACACAAAACCATGCGCGTCGCGCCGGGCTGTGGCCGTGTACCGATCCTTGAGCCAGAGCGCGAAGATACCAACATTGGTGCTATCGGCCCATGGAATGCCGATGGTGGTGAACCATGTGTTGGCGATCACATCGAGTGCTGCCTGAAGATCGGGATTACCCGTGCCGCCTGCCATAGCGGCAACCGTGATCGTCAGACCAGCAGGCAGGACTTGCGCCCTGGTATCGACCCGCAGATCAATCTCGTTGCCAACCTCGCCACCGTGCCGGGCGGTGCAGGTGACAACAGCGTCGGCCGCTGTTGCCGTCACTTCCGCATCGGCATCGGCATTGATGGCAGCAGCAAGCTTGGTTGCCAAAGTCGCTGGTGCATCTGTTGCCAGCGCCGTGATGCGGATCTGGCGGCCTGCAATACGAAACCGCAAGACCACCGATGCGCTCATCGCTCCTGCAAAAGTAAAGGTACCCGTTGCCTTGACGGCACCTGCGGCATCACCCAGAGCGATAACGAACAGCGGGCTTGTCTTGTTGGCCTTGCGATAGGCTTCCACCATCTTGGCACCGACCGAGCCACGTCCAAACAGGCTGATACCATCCTGCCAGCGCGTGACTTCAACAATCTTGCCAATTTCGATAGAGCCGGTGGCAAGCTTCTGACCAATGATCAACGCCTGTTCCGGCCAGTCAAAAAGGCCCTTGTTGGCGTAGTTGGGCTTGATCTCCAACAGTGTAGCAGGCTGCCGCCACTGATATGGGATTTCATCAAAATCCATGATTAGGTGTCCTTCCGGGTGGTTTTGGCCGATGTCGTGACCGGATCAGCGATTGCTGGCGACGACGCGGTAACGGGTCTGTCGGCCTCAATCAGATCGCCGTCCTTGAGGCGGCGACGAACGAAAAGCGTGTTTGCCGCATTCATGCCATCAGTTGGCCAGGGTGTGCCGTCCAGCTGGTCAACATGACGGCCGGGTGCGGGTTTGAGAAATCGGGTGGTCATGGTGCCTCCTGTGAAATCGTATCGGTGAGCGTGTCGGTTGCCCCGTCCAGCGACCAGCTCACAGCCAGCGCCTGGAACTCGGCAAGCGTGATCAGGTCATAGTCGGCAACGGGAGCGGCAAAGCGGATCTCGAAATCCACTTGCGCAATCACAACGGCATCGTCGGTGAAGCCATCGGCAATGACGCTGTTGGCCAGTGTCACCGCACATCGCCCGACCTCTGGCAGCGTCCAGCCGTGCAAAAGCGCCATCGACACATCAATCATCGCATCAAGGCCGAGGCCCTTGGCATCGCCTTTGAAGCGGGCTTCAAGACCATTTGAAGCCTTGTAAATCAGGATCAACCGCCACAGCATTTTGCCGTCCAACCGACGCCCGGCATCACCGTCCGGCTTCATGCCAGTCCATGCCAGGCCGATAAACGGTGTGAGCCGCGACAGACGGGTGAACTCGGCAAGCGTCATGGTTTGCGGTACCCGCTCAATGCCAAATGTTTTGGCCGGAAAGGCAATGCGCAGGCGCTCTTTAATCAGCGCTTCCATGCGGGCAATGGGCTGTCTGGAGAGGTCCATCTCAAAAGCCTCGCAACGTCTCATGAGTGACAATGCGCGGCCGATCCGAGACGCGCGGGCCGGAGCCAACTGCATTGGTGCCGGTTGGCCGGGCCGCTGGCACATCCAGATTGACCAGTTCGCGCGAGATGTTTTCCAGCCAGGCGATCACATCCTTGCGGGCTTTCGCCATTTCCTCGGATGGGTCCATATGTTCGCCCTGGGCGAGATCATAGCGGGCGAGAACGCAGGCGGCGCGAATGATCTCGTCAGGCGGTGAAGCAATCGGCACAAAGTAGCGGCCACGGATATAACCATCGATCAAGGCCGAGGCATCCGCCAGCGCTGTGTTCACCTTGGCCTCATCCACCGTCTCGGCCGTGCGATCTTCTGGCCGAGACAGACGGATCAGATGCGTCTCGCCAAAGCGGGCAATCATATGGGTGACAGTGGCGTACATGGATCAATTCCGGCGTTTTGGTTGAAGCTTCAAGATTTTGCGGTCGATTTCTTGGTGGCCGCGTCCAGCTTGGCGTTCAGCTCACTCACCTTGGCTTCCAGCGCCTCGACGCGCTCTTTGGCCTTTTCCGTTACGGCCTCTTCAAAAGAGGTCTGCAAGGCATCAGCCTTGTCCTTCAGCCGCTTCTCAACCTCGGCCTCAATGCGAAGCTCGATGTCGGCGTCCGTGGTCGTGCTTTCGGCACCCGTTACCTCACGAACCACAAAGTTCGGGTCAGCGCGAAAAGCATCCAGCTCCTTTTTGGTCCAGCGATCAGGCGCATAAAGAGCCGATGCCGGATGCTCGACGCCATTGCGCCGCATGCCAGGAGAGGTGCAGATAATCTGGATTTTAAGATCAGACATGTCGGGTTCCTGTTTGCTTTTTTAGGGAACCGCCGCCAGCCGGGAGGAGCGCTGGCGGCGGATGGGCAAAGCGATCACAATGGATCAAGCGTCAAATGAGGTAAGGAACGGAGATAACCTCGACCATCTTGCTCAATACGTTGGTATCGCCACCGCCCGTCAGTTCCGCCTTGATCAATTTCAGCGCGGTCAGCTCCAAGGCAGACGGCACCAAAAGCTTGGTCGGGCGGATTTTGAGGATTGAGCCATCACGACGGCGCATGGTGGTCATGGCCGTCAGCGCCGCCATGAAGTTGGCTTCGTTCAAGACGGCTTTGCTCTTGTGGGCAAGCTGCCACAGACCAAGGCCGGAGTTGCTGCGGCCATCCACGCCCCAGATAAACTTGCCTTGGAAAAACACATTCGGATCATCGGGGCTTTGCAAAGGCGTCAGCGCGAACGGGCGGCGGGTCTGATAGACCAGCGGCTTCATCACCTGGCTGTCATCAACCAGATACCAGGCAGGCCCGGAACCCGCCGTGAAGTTGGAAACAGAAACCCGTTTGCCGTTCTCATCATAGCCGGGATGATCGGCGTCAAAGAAATACTGGCCGTCATAGCATTTGAGCGTTTCGCCCTTGTTCATCAAAGGCCAGCACAGATGATCTGGGAACTCGGCCGCATCCTGCCCCATCTGGGAGGACACAGGTGCAAAGATGCCGAGCTGGTCATCTTCGATCTGTTCGCGCTTGATTGAAATGGTCTTCTCAAACGTCTTGTTGCGGATGACGTAGGTCTGCGCACCCAGATCATGAATGACGCGATCACCCAGCCACTCACGAAATCCCGGCAGATCATCAAGGCGCGGATATTCGTTCATCGCCGTGGTCGAGGGCACCGTCATGGCAACGATGTTGTAATAGGTCTGCACCGTCGAAAAGCGGGCGTTAAAGGCCGTGGAAAGGCCGGTGTAGATCGAGCGCAGTGTGCTGGCGTTAATATCCATGGTCAGATCCTCAAAGCGTGTTCAGCCAGACGCCTTCGGCGTCAATGGCATCAATGGTGCCGATCGGCAGAAGCGATCCAGCAGTGAGCGTGAACGTGTCATCGGCCGAGGCGTAGACCGTGGCTCCAATGTCGGCAGCGGTGGCACCGGCAAGCGGGATCTGCCGCACGCCCTTTTCGATCTTGGCGTAGAGATCGCCCGTGGCACCGTCGCGGTTATCAACCCGCTGATCGGCAAAGCCCATGAGCTTGACGGCCGAGGCATGGCCTGCCGGAACGGCCTCCAGATTGGCGGTAATGCCAACCGCCGTGCCGCCAAAGATAACCACACCGGCAAGAACCGGATAGGCGTAAGAGCGATCAGGACCGGGCTTGCGAAGTGCGCGAATATCATCTGTTGCCGTCATGATCAGTTGCCTTTCCCGTGCAGGGCTTTGGAGTGTTCAGCAAAGACCTTCGGGTCAAAGCCCATCATCGAAGCGACCTGCTGGTCTTCATCGGTCATCGCGGTTTCGCCGTCGATTGCCTGCTTGCGGCCACCAAGCCCGCCTGCGTTGAGTGACGGCATCAAGGCAATCTCGGCCTCGACCTCTGTGGGGTTTTTCATATGGCGCGACACCATGTGATCCCGCAGCGCAGGTACGATCTTGCCGCCTGCAATGGCCGCCTCAATCGTGGTCACAGCCTTTTCGCGGGCAGTATCCGTCGCAAGCGAGGTCAGTTGCGCTTGCAGCGAGACCAGTTGAGTTTTCAGCTCAGTGTTTTCGGCTTCCGTTGCGGTTGGCTTGCCGCGAGACTGAAGGGCAATCACCAGCGCATCGCCCGTTACTGTGGCATCAACGCCAGAGGCTTCTCGGATTTTCGCCATCAGTGCCGTATTGGCCTGATTGGCGGCATGGGTGGAGGCAACGGTTGCCAGCACCTCGGCCTCCGTTGCAGTTTCGGGAAGGCCAAGCGCCTTCCGCAGCTCTTCGAGCATTTCGGTCTCCTGTCGGCTATGAAGGGATGTCAGAAAATTGAGATTGGGGTCGTTGGTCAGCGCCACGCGCAACAGTTTGTCGACCCGATAGGGCTTGGCGGCTGAATGCAAAAATACCGGCGACAGATAGCCATAGGACTTGCCAGCGACGAGCGACTGACCTTCATCGGTCCATTCAACCCGACCCCACACACCATCATCACGAGATTGAAGCTCGACAATCCAGCCGCGCGCTGGTGACGGATGACCGGACTTGCCAGCCAGATCAATCGCGTGGTTTTCGTCAACGGGAAGCTTGCGGCCCTCAGAGTTGAACAGGCCGATAAGCGCAGTCGCATCGGGCGCGGCATAAGGTCCGCGACCATCGACACCTTTAAAAGATGTCGCAGGCAGCAGGTGCAGCCATTCCGGGGCAGTGCCATCGGCTGAATGCAGGGCAATAAGGTGATAGGCGGTGCGGTTTTTCATGGCCGCACATTGCCATTGCGGGCGCGATTGCATCATGCCCGCCACGGTGGGCGGGTTAAGCGTTACCGCTTGATGTACCGATCAACGAAGGAGAAGACGATTTCGGCAATGGCCGTTTCGTCGTCGGCAGATATACCGAGATATGGTCTTGCGGGCAAGGTCACACTATCAGCCTTGACCAAACGATCACCGATCCTGAAAAACAAGTGGCTGGCGTTTTTGGGCACAATGGTGCCGCCGAACTGGTGGATGGCTCCATAAACGACATTGGTGCCGACACTAACCTGATCATTTCCCGCCCTGGCATTGATGCTGTCACGCAACCGACCAGACTCGGTCAGGATGCGAGAATTGCGCTTTGTGGCAGCATAATCCTCATCGAGCGCCTGCCAGGCATTCCCATCAGGGTCCGTCTGCTTCACAAACCGCATATGGGTAGAGCCAACCAGCTCAGTGCCAATCGCAGCCATCACCGGGCGCGTGTTGCCCATGGCAACAGCGAGGTTATCAAACGCCCGGCGTACAGATGCATCGCTTATGGTGACTGATACGGATACGCCGCTCATGATTGCATTATCCCCTGATTGGACTTATATTCTTGTCAGACGCGCTGACCAGGAAGGACCGCCTTCAGGCGGATTGGGATCAGCAATTCCGGCTCCCCGGCGCGTCTATTCTCCAAAATCCTTGGCAACCTGTTTGAAGTTCGTGCGCCGCAACGATGTCAGCCAGACTTCCTGCCGCTCGCCTTTCTTCACGACCTTGACGGCTGCACGATACAGATTTCCCTCATACTCGCCAATGAACGACCAGCGCCCCGATTTGTCTTGCCGCAGCCTGCCATTGCGCGCCAACCACCCCGGCAACACACCATAAGCATCCGGCGTCGCAACTTCATGCTTGATGTGACTGCGGATCGTATCGGCCGACAACCGAACCTCGGTTCCGACCTTCACTTCAAGCTCACTGGCAATGGCCTTGTCAGCCGTTGCCACGGGCGTCCAGCTGCCATCCGGCCATTTGCCTTTGAGCGATGATCTCACGAAGGCGGCAACGGTGGCCTCGCTGGCGGCCACCGCCTTTGGACCGGGCGCGGTCTGGGAGAGCCATGCCATCCCCGGATTATAGGCAAACGATGGATCAACGCCGAGCGGCTGATCCGTGCCGAGCTGATCGCGATTTGGTGCGCGATCCGGACCGCTTTTGCCGAGCCGCTTCAGACCTCCGCGCGATACCGGCACAACAAAACAGCCACAGCCAAAACCATTGGGCGGATAGGCTACAATCCAGAACGGATCGTCTGCCGCGTAAACCTCGCCGTCCCAGGCCTTGTGTTGTAGCCTTGGATGCAAGGCACCTGAATGATGGTATTGCCAGTAAGGGAACGTCGCCAGCGTATCCGGCTCGGTCATCTGGGCATAGCGGCCAGCGGCATAGGCGGTGCGCAAATTGGTTTCAAAGATGGTTCGAGTGCGCCAGCCCTTTTCGCCCTTGTAAGACCAGCCATGCTTTTTGACGATCTGGTCAAAGTCCTTGCGGAACTCTTCCAGCGTCGTGCCTTGTTCCAGAGCTTTGGCAATCGACTCTTTGAAGTCGTCAACCAGCGCCTGTTTGTTGGCACCGGCAACCATGAACATCTTCGAATGAGCACTGTCCCAGACATCACGCCAGCTCTCGGTTGGCATGGATGTCTTGTCGCGCAAAAACCGGATTGCTTCATCAAATGGCTGATCAAGGGCGGAAAGTATCAATCCCATGCGAGCGACGGGCTTTGTCTTCAAATTTAAACCCCATTTGAAGCCTCTGGACGGGCTTTTGCGCAAAATGGCAACATCGGTCCCAACCAGACTGTTGATGCGCGTCAGCGGGCCGTTTCTCATGACTGGCTTTCAAGGTCATCAATCAGGCTAGCCTGCCCTGCCAAATGCGCCAAAGCCATGCCACGTGCCATCGCTTCCGCAAGATCATCGGGCGATAGATCAAGGGCCGCCAGGCGGGACGCGGCATCGCGCAAATCACTGGCCTGCATCAGGGCCTTGCGCACCTCGTCAATCATGCCGTCCATGGCAGCTGCGGCATCAACATCCAGCTGTCGGCTCAATGCCGCAATGATCTCTTCCGACACATCACCCGGCTTATGAACGGAGGAGGCATGGGCCGAGGTGAACAGCCCATCAAATGCCCGCTGCACATCATTGCGGGCAATCGGCTTCTGATCGGTAGGCTCAACAGCAACCGGCGTGGCGGCACGACCACCCACGATAACCGCTCCGGCTTTGGTAGCTGGAATGCCAAGACGTTCGCGCAAAAATGCCTCATCCGCCGTCAGGCCATGCGGGGCAAGCTTGGAGAAGGCATCGGCGAACTCAGCCAATGGCACCTCATCAGGGCGGCCGACACGCACATGCGGATAGTGGTCCTGCGGACCAAAATTAAAGGCCACCATATTGGGAATGAGCTGCTGGTTGATGGTGGCTGTGACCATTCCGGCATCGTCACGCTCAATATCTTCCTGCACAAGACGGTGTTCCTGGCTGACGGCATGACCACCCGAAACAGCATCCGTGGTCGTGGTTTGCCCCAGCACAAGCTTGGACACCTGCCGATCCAGCCAGTCTGCCCGACGCTCGAACATATCCGTCGAGCTGGTCTTGGAGCCAACCTCGTGAAATTCGATCAGCATGTTGGTCGGGATGATGGCAGCACAGTCTCCAGCGATATTCTTCACCGCCCGCCACAGCACATCCTTTTCCGGCTCCGTTGCACCACGCCCGTATTTACCGATGCGCAGGGGCTGTCCGTAGTTCTGGCAGAAAATCGCCCAGTCTTTGGTGGTATAGCTTTTGAACATCCATGCCCACATCGCCGTGCGGGCAATGCCGGAGCGGATCGTCAGGCCGGACTTGGATTTATGCCGATGGACGATGAACTTGTGGTCAGCCAACGGTTGACCGCTTACGCCCTCGCGCAGCAACACCGTTTCGCCATCGGCTCGATCAAAGGTAAACCAGCGCTGGGGCCGCCAGATAAACTGGCGTGGCAACATCGACCCCATGCGATATTGCCAATCGATTTCCATCACCGAAAGCCCTTTGCCGATGGCGTCCAGCATATCAAACAGGCTGGAGCGCAGGATCTCCTCATCAATCCATGACTGGATGAAAGCCGCATGCTTTTGATGCTCCGCGCTGTCAGATGCCGCCTTGACGGTGATGGGCAGCTGGGCAACGGAGCGTTTACGGGTCGCCATCACAGCGGCATAATGCAAGTCACGCTCTTCAATATCCTCGGCCAGCTCGAAAAAAGCTTCCGGCTCACCTTCAGCGGCCGAGCGCAAAATACGGGCAAGACGCTCCGGCCGAATACCATCGGCCGGATGACCGGAGATCACCTGGCGAACACCGCCCGCCTGTGGCGTCGCAATCGGCACGACAAGAGAAGCCATTTGAACGGCACGGCCCAGCCAGCTTTTCAAACCCGCCATCAGATTGATCCTCTTAAGTTTATCTCGATCGAGCGATCACGCCGATCTTGCTTTTGCTCCCGTAGAGAGCCGTAACCGCCAGCCCCATAAACATCGTCGTCATGGCTGACTGTTTCGCGATCAGTCTCATACTCATAGGCGATGGCGTCCTGCGTGCTTGCAAACCACGCCAGGGCACCGGCTGGCGCGGTATCGCCGTGCCGGTCGAAACCATCGACACCCTTGGTGGAATGCTCATCAGGCACCTTGATAATGCCGTTGACGTAAGCCAGTGCCTGATGGTCGGCGATCACATCCGCATCATAGGGCAAGAGCAGGCTGCGATCACCGAATGCCTCGATATAGGCGGGCATGTTGAGGCCATACCATTTGGCCGACAGCATCACTTCCTGAATAATCTCGCCCCAGCGCTGACGCGCCTTTTCCGCCAGATATTGACCGTTACCCCGCGCATCGAGCGCACCACCCATGAGGCGCGGCAGTGCATCGCCAATATAAAACAGGATGTCGCGCTGCTGATCGAACGGAATGTTCTTCAGCTCAACCACCAGCCGGGCGCGTCGGATCAGATCAGCGCCGATCTCAAACACGATGATTGCGGTCTTGTCGCCAGAGCGGGCAAAATCCTCGCCAAAGCAATGTTCACGGTCAGGATTGAGTACCTTTAAAAGCGGCCTCAAAACCCCTTCACAGAAGGTTTCAGCCTGCCGTTCACGCTCAAATTCATCAAGGTTTTTGAAATCGTCTGGCCGATCCCACCGCACCACGGCAGGCAGATCACGGCTCATGCAGCTTTCAATCAAGACCCGTGTCAGCGCTGCCCCTTCGGCTTCAGCAGGGATTGCATCCAGCTCTTGGCGCATCTTGGCCTGCCGCGTGCCATAGGATGCGCGGATCTGCGCCTCCCACTTGTCTTCCTTCTCCTGGGACCACTCCTCACCCTTGATCAAGCAGACACGCCGGAAAAGACCGTTCTTGACCGCATCCCCGAACGAATAGGTGTGAACACTAAACGGGTTCTTGCCCGCCCGCGCTTCCTTGATCAGCTCGTTAAACGGGCTGCTGATCCCATTGTGGGAGCTGATCACGCGGATACGACCACCCCAGATCAGCAGGGCGTTGACGGCATCCAGCACATTGCGAACGTCCCGGTGAAAGGCCGCTTCATCAATGACAACGGTGCCCTGAAGACCACGAATGTTTTCCGGGCGTGACGACAGCGCCTCAATGCGAAAGCCGGATTTAAAGCGGATGACATAGCTGGCAATCGCCGTGGTGGTGCCGTCTTCCTTCTGGTCAAAGAAAATGCCGTCCTCAATACTCAGCATTTCCTTGGCAACGGTTTTGGCAAAATGGGCGGCATAGCCGATAAACTCACGGCCCTTCGGCTTGGTATCGCCAATGTAGAAAACATTCTGCCCACCAGCCGAGCGCTGCGCCGCTGCAATCAACGTGCAGTCCAGCGCCTCGGCAAAGGTAATGCCGGTGCGTCGGCCCTTTTCGCAGATCTTCAGGTCGCTTTCATCGGCAAGCCACGAGGCTTGGTGCGCCATAAGCACGCCATCGGCCAGCGGATCGAGATCGTCCGGGATCTGCGGCCCGCGTGGCAGCTCTTCCGGCAGGGCGTCGGGATCGCGCGTCAACACAGGTGGATCGATCCACTCGCCTCTTGGCAGCTCAACCATCGTTGGCCTCGCCCGTTTTCTTGGACCGAACACCCAGGAAGTCACGCCGCGCACGGGCAATGGCTTCCTTGGAAATGCCGGGTTCACGCGAAAGCGCATCCAGTGCCTTCTCGGCATTGGCCTTCATGTCTTCCTCGACGCGACGGGCCTTTTCCTCTGCCTCCAGCTTCAAGCGACGGTTGGAGGATGTCGCCTGGGCGGCTGACGCCGCACGCAGCGCATTGGCCAGTTCCATCGCGCCTTTCGGCGAAATCCCGCCCTCGCCTGCGGCTTGCAGCACTTCGAAGATCAAGGATTTGATGGCCTCGGCCGCGATGCGGGTGAGATCGTCCGAGCCTTCAGCATCCAAACGCTGGGAAAGGGTGGAAGCAATTTCGCGGGTTTGCTCCAGCCTGCGGGTGATGTTGGCAAGCTTCAACGAATAACGGTTGAAGCCGGTAAACGAAGGGATGTCGAAATCAATGCCGTGTTCGCCTTGAATGGCGATCAGCTTGTCACGGAACTCGGGATAGATTTCCGTCTGGGTGCGGCTATGATCCGCAAGCTGCTGGGCGGCCCAGGAGACGACCTCGTCGCATTCTTGCGGCAACAGGTCGATTTTGGAAAGTCGTCCGCGTCCCTTGGCCATATCATTCACCAGCCAGCGAAGGACGGGTCACATCTTCCAGCGCAATGTCGCGGTCGAGGTGACGCTTGCCAAGCTTGGTCAACGTTGCCACCTTGACGGTGCCAGCGTTGATCAAGGATATGGCTCCCAGATTGGCCAGATAATCCAGCTGAAGGTGAACCCACGGACGATCCTGCCGGATGCCGAACACGGGCAAAACAGCGTCCTGAATGACGTTGCTGGCCAATGTATCATTGGTCTGTTCCGACAAGGCCCGCAGCACGATCAGGCGTGCGTCGTCGCGGATCTTCTTTGTGTAATCAATGCCAAGGGTCATTTCTTCGCTTGCTCCACCAAAAGTTCGTTCATGCGCTCGGATGTTGCCCGGATGGGCTTGAGGGTCTCGGCCATGGTGTCGAGGCGACCGCTCATCTTCTCAACGGCCAGTTCCAGACGATGGAACATTTCGTGATCCGGCAGATATTTCATCTCGCCTTCAATCGCCTGCACACGGCGATCATGCTCAACCAGCTTGCTTTCCACTTTGAGCAAGCGCTCATCGAGCTTTTTCTCGCCTTGCGACAGCATGGTGCGGACATGAGCAATCAGGTTGAGGCTGGATAAAAGAAGGGCAACAAGGCCACTCACGGCAGCAACATCAAAGATCATTTGAAAGCCACCTCCCGCTCAACCTCGATCTGGCAATCAATGCAGCGGGTGGCCGATGGATAGGCCAGCCGACGCCGCTCAGGGATCGCGTGTCCACAGTCCACGCATTCGCTCGCACCCGCCTTTTTGAGATCAGCACGCGCCTCGGCCAAAGCCGCGTCTCGCTCTTGTCGAACGCGCTCTTCTGCCTGTTCGAAATGGGAATTACTGAACATCTGGCCCTCCCGAGACGGCAGCGGCGCGGCGCATCTCGCAGATCCGCAAAGCGCTGCGATCAGTCGCCCAACTCGACGCCGTTTCCTTGTCCGTCAGATCACGGTCGGGCAACGCAACAGGGGCGGCACATTTCTGTCTCGCAACAGCAGGCACCTCGCGCTCAACATAAACAGTCTTCAGCACAGGCGTCTCCTTAACGATCGTTGAGCAGCCGGACACGGCCACGGCTAAGGCCACAAGCACGATCCGGCAGGGCATCATTGTCTTTCTCCAGTTCGGTGGCCCGGCGCTCGAGCGCCGCGATCTGGTCACGGGCGGCCTCCTGGGCGATGAATGTGGTTTTGAGGTTTGCGGCGATTTTCGCCTGGGCATCCGCGTTTGATTTTGCAATCTCCGCCTGCCAGTAAGCATCGCGCTCATTGCGGGCAGTGGCGGTGGCCTCAGTTATCATGGCATCAATCCTGCCGATGGCGGCCACACCGCCCCACACAATAATGGCGATGACCAAAAGCGTAGCGAGACCCGCGATAAGATAACGGTTCATGGCTGACCTCCGGCGGGAGGCTCAACAAACGGAGGATCTGGCTTTGCTCCGCGCGTCATCAGATGCATATCGACGGAGCCAAAGCCGCGATGAATGCCCAGAATACCGACAATCACGGCCACCATGGATGGGACGGCAATCGTGCCGAACTCTACGGCCTTATCATGGATGGCGGCACCGATTGCGAGGATCAGGATCACCGCCCAGGCCATGGCCGATGACAGCCACAGCGCCCGCTTTGTCGTGGAATAGGACGGCTTTTCCATCAGACAGTCGCTGCCTGAAAATGCATGCCGTCGCGGCTGCGTGGCGACCAGTCACCACCCCACACCCAGCCTTCCGCTTTGAAGGCTTCAACGACACGATGGTCCATTTCGGGGGTTGGGTCGCCAAGTCCATTGCGGGCCGGATCAAAATCAACAGCGCAGCCATAAGCATGCATGGACAGCCGCGCGTGACCCCGCATCTGCCGCCAATTATAGCCACCACCGATCAGGTTCATGCCTGCGGTTTCAATGGCTTTCTGGTTTTGGTCAAAATCAGACCAGATCTTGTCGAGCACACGGGTCAGGCTTTCCGCAACCTTCGTATGGACCCGCAATGACTTGATCGTCAGCGACTTGTCCCAGGCCGCAACGGCCCTCCAGGGAAGACGCACGAGAACGAGGTTTGCCCGCTCCCACGCCGGATCAGGACCGGCAGTGCCTTTGAGAACTCTGAGATTTTTGCCGTAAAAGTCGGCTGCAGTGGATTGTGTTGGCCATTTTGGCATTCGCTTCGCTCCAGTTTTTCGACCGGCGAGTGCCGACCACTGGATGCGAGATTTATCGCGCGCGCGGAAATTGCGTCATGCCCGCAATGGTGGGCATGAGATCAGAACATTTCAATCTGGCGAGGATCTTTTTTAGTCGGGCGCGACACCGGCTTGTGTTCGCGGGCGCGCTTTAAAAGCCTCTCAACGCCGCTTTCCGTCATGCCGAACCGCTGGGCAATCGCGCGATTGGACATGCCGCTTTTAACATAGCGTTCAATGCGAAACTCTCTCGCCAGCGGCACTTTGATATAGCCAGAAGGCCACTCTCTGGCCAGCCGCAAAGCTGCATTCATCCCGATGGTTTCAGGTAAATCCGACTTGGCTGGATCAGCCGGAACATAAAGCCTGACACCCGCATGCGCTTCCACAAGGGCAAAGAAATCATCTTTGCCCAACAGGTTCAGCAGCTCATTGGTCAGGTCGTCACTCATCACACACCCGACACCTTGGGCAGCGCACGAACACGCTGCCCCAAATGGTTCATCACGATGATCCATTGTTCGTCTGTCAGATCGCGATACGTTGCCTCCTCACCGATCAGATCGGTCACCACCGCCCAGAAGTCGCCAGCGCCTTGCGGGTTGATCTTCGCCCATTGGGCAACAGCGATGTGATAGCCATGGGCCTTCCGCCAAAGTGGTTCACCACGTTTAACAGACCAGTCGACACCATGCCGGGCGGCAATCGCCTTTAGCGCTTCGATGATAGCATTGGCATCACTGGCATGATGAACGAAGCGCACCCGATCGATTGCCACCTGCCCTTTCACAAATGCGGTAATGGCACTGTCGCGACGATCTTGCACTGCGCCGAGATTATAAAGCGCAATCCAAAGGGCGCGAATTTTCGGGCTGAATTTCCCTGCCATATCCGGCTGCCCGGCACTACGCTTGGCAGCCGGATTGAAACCAAGGCGACGAAGCTCAGTCAGGACTTTCTCTTCCTGTCCTGGCGTCATGACTTTCAACTGATCCACGCCGGTCACCCGGCTATAGATTGCCCGCTTCTCGGCATCATCGCGGATGCCGAGCTGACTGAAACCGGTGTGGATTGTGCGGCTGAGTGCTGTCATCACCCTGCTCCTCACACTTTTGCCAGATCAATGGTGACCGCGCTCCAGCTGTCATCCTTGCTCGGCCGCATATAAAACCGCACATATTCCTTGGAGCCGGTGACGGTGATGGAGTTGCGGATGGCCTCCATGGCGCGCTTCCAGCGCTCGTCAGAAATGTCGAGGCGCAGCAACATGAACAATTCGGATTTGTTGATCTGGCCTTCCTTGTCGGTATTGAAGGCCCGCGTCACTATCGCCTGAATTTCCGGGCGACTCTCGGCCGACCATTCGGTCAGGCACTCGTCGATCAAACCCTTGGCGATTTGCAGCTGTGGCCCAAAGCTGATCTGGTCTGACACCTGCACCTGAACTTTCATAAGACCATCAAATGTCTGGTAGGTGCGATTGCCTTTCTGGCCACCAATCTTTGCGCCATATTCCTGCGCCAGCAGTGCATCGAATGCCCCGAGATCGGCAACGGTGTGGCTGCGAAACCGGGCAATCTGCGCCGACAGTTCGACTGCATATTTCATGATCTTGCGGACGGTTTCGTCTTGCAGCTTGTATTCGGGTTTGACATTGGCAATCGGCACAAGGCTGCCCTTGGCATCTTCCATGAACTCCCGGCCATTGATGATGGTCACGCCATCGTCGCGGGTATCTTCCAAAATAACGGCTTCCATCGTTTCAATCCTTTACGTGCAGATCTTTGGTGGCATTTCGAATGCCTTTTGATGTGGCAAGAAGGGCGTTCAGCGCCCTTCTCTCATCGCGCGTTCCAACGCTGGCCTCGTATCGATCAAGTGCCTTCCAGTGCTGTTTGGCGGCATTCACGAGGGCTTCATCCATCGGGCGGCGCTCAATCGCCGCCCTTTCTTCCCGCTTTGCCACCCGGATCGCTTTGAGCAAGCGAGGGGCAGCAGCTTCGACCAGTTGATCAACCGGGATCTCGATGGGGACAATGAGCGTTTTCATGCCGCGTCCCCTCCATCTCGCGGTGCCACCACACGAACCCGCGTGGGAAAGCGCACCACATTGCTGGCGGTGAGATCGATGATGACCGAACCCATGCCCTTGCCACCACGCTCAACCTCCTGAAGCCGACGCTCCAGAATACGCATCTCCTCTTCCATCTCGCGCGACAGCTCGCGCACGGTGCGAAGGTTGGTCAAAAGCTTGGTGACATGGCTGGGAGCAAGCTGAAGGCCTGTGTGCTCAAACTCGCGCAGGCTCTGGCAGATGACATGGATCAGATCGGAAGGAATGGGTGCGCAGCTCATGAGCGCCCCCGAAAATCCGGGCGGATCACCTTGCTGTCCGCATCCTTCACCAGTTGGGAAAACTGCTCGGTGGCCAGTTGATCGACCACCACGCGCCCGGCCTTCCCGGCCTCTATAAGCCGGTGAACCGCCAGTTCGCTTTCCTGATTTTTCGCAAGCTTTGCCAGCAGTGCCACCGAGCGGCCAATATCGAACAGCTCGTCCTGGGCGATGGCCCGCCCGCTGCAAAAATCACGCGCCATCGCATCAAGTTCTTGAGAGAGGATCATGCCATGTCCTCCACATCGCGGTTTTTCCATGCGGCCTGAATGTCCTTAAGGCTCACCTCAGTTCCAGCCCCAAGCGCCACCATCAGCGCCATGCGCATAGTCTTTTCGATCTGGCGAAACGCCCCGCCCTTCAAGCCAATGCCCATCAGGAACTTGATGCAGGCCGGATCGGTCACCTTCCAGGCGGCAATGTAGGTTTGCAGATCATCGGCATAAGGCTGCGCCCGTTGCAAGCGTTTGCCGATACGGCTTTTCAGCTGGGCATAGCTTGGGCCTTTGCGGTTGCTGGCAAAGCGGCTGTAAACCTCGGAATTGCCAACAACGGCTACACCGCATTTATAAACATCCACGAAATGACGAAGCTGGTTGAGCGCTTCGTCATTGAGGTGCTGCCCCTCATCGACAATCAGCAAGGTGCCATCACCGGTGCGCTTCAGCTTCATGCCAATGGCACGGGCCAAGCGGGCCGGATTGTTTTCCTGCACACCGAGCTGCTCGGCCAATTCGGTCAACATGCCGTGGACGGTCTTGGTGCTCTCAGACACGGTGGCATGATAGACATGCGGCCGGGTATTGGTGAAATACTCGCAGGTCGCCGTTTTACCCATGCCAGCACCCAACGTGATCATCACCAGATCCGGGCATATCTGCGCCCAGAGCAATGTCTCCAGCACTTCGGCCGAGCCGCGCAACTTCATGAAGTTTGGCGATTGCGGGATCATCGCCGCCACACTGGCGCTGGCTTCCAGGGCATCGAGCCATTGTTCAATCATGGCGTTGTGGCCGTCGAGGCGACCTTCATACCGCCCGGAAAACCACTGGCTGAAGGTGCCGTCCTTCATGCCGGAACGGCGGGTGACTTCCGCCTTGGTCCAGCGAAACTGGCGGGCAACAGCAATCACCCGATCCACCAGCTCCCACCATTTTTCAATATCGGCCTCACTCTTGTTGGCCGACAATTCGGGTGCCTGCAAAGGCCGTTCCCACGACCCAGCATTAAACTGGCCGGGAATTGGACTTGTGTTGATATACTTGTTCATTTACAATTAGCTCCGTGAAATAGCCCTTTTCGGGCCGATTATCTGGCAGTCTTCGGACTGCCTTTCTTTTTTCCGGAACCGTACGCATTACTTTTCGGCTCGTTACTCCCGGCATCAGAAACACGCGACACCGGGTTATTCCCTCTCGGGAATTCAATGATCCCACCGCCCAGCAGCTGGTCTTGCACCAAGCCGAGAGCGCGGGAAAAACTGTCTTCAAAATGCTGATCGGAAATCGCCTCGACCGGCGCTTCCATCTGCTGATTGCGGGTGATAAGCCGCGTCACCGTTGGCCGGATTGGCTCCGGCGTATCTGCTGGCTTCGGTGGTTTCGACCCTTTGTAATAAATCTCGCCCAGCTGCTGCGCGGAGAGTGCTGCTTCCGCCTCGGCCTTGGCAGCCACCGCCTTTTGGTGCGTCTTCACTGCACGAGCATGCAGGCGGGCATCATCAATGTTGTCAAAGCCTGCATCGGCCACACATTCCGCCTCGCAGATCATGCGGTTTTTCAGGTCGTAGACCTTGATCGGCTTGTGCAGCACATCAGGATCAAACCGGATGATCACCTGTTTTCCGGCCCATTCGTTCAGCGCCCGGTTCCAATAGCGGTTGCCTTGGAAATGCACCGCACCGCTGGCCTTCTGGGTCTTGATCGCATCGGACGCCAGCAACCACAATGAGGCCTGCGCCTTCGATGGAACTCGAACGATGGTCGAGGGTGCCGCCATCGAAGCCGCAAAGGTTTCGTCAAAGCTGCGCCCCCTGCAATTCTCGGCCCGACGACCAGCTTGTGCATTATGCTCAACAATCTGAGCCGCCACATGCATGCGAAAATCTTCCAGCGGAATAGCGCGATCCATGTAATTTTCCGGCTTGGCATCCGGCTTATTGCCGCTATAGGCCCCGGAGCAAAATGGATGCTTGGCAATGTTTTCCGCCAGATCGCGCCAGGCACGCTCGATCGGCTTAGACTGGCCTGAATATGGCCGGGTCCAATGCACATTGACGCCAAGTGTGGTCAGCAGGCCGCGCGGATCTTCCGGCTTCACCTTGAAACGAAAACGGTTGACCGTGCCCCCCGTGATCCACTTGCTGGCAAAGGCCTTGCCGTTATCGAGATAGATGTCTTCAGGAATGCCGAAGGCCTCGACCATATCGCCAATGACCAGACGCACCGCTTCCCATGTTTCGTTTTCCGATAGCCGCCATGACAGGATCTTGCCGGAATAGAGATCCTGAATACCGATGACGAACATCCGGGTCGGCTCTTTTTTCCATGGAACCGACACGAACACATCGATCTTGTGGCCATCCATGTTGACCATTTCCATGGCATGCAGATGGGCGCGGCTACGGCGCTGTGTCGGGTAAAGCGCTTTCGCTTTATCTCTGCCACTCCGCTTTAGCAGTGTTACAGCCTTGCCCACTTCACGTTCAAAGCGACGGCGCAACGTACGCTCGGACGGTATCGGTGCCCACTTTTCGCGCTTGGCTACTTTCATCATGCGGCGATAGCAGGCCGCGAAAGCAGGCTTTTCCGGTCGCAGATAATCGGATTTCAAAAACATCCACGCATCGGGATGAATGTCACTCATATCCGGCACAACGCCATCAACAGCCGGTGAGAAAGATGGAGCCAAAGCCGCCAGCCAGTCTTCCCGGTCCAGCCCGTCGGTCAAAGCCTTCCACTCATAATAAGCGGATTTCTGAACGCCAGCGTCAGCCGTGGCAATGGCAATGGCTGCCACACGGTTCACGCCCTTATGTGCGGCCAGTTCCTCGACCCGGCAAAGCACGTTCAAACGGGTTTTACAGATGTCTCGATGCTCGTTTGAAAGCCTTTCAAAGCGTGCCCAAAGCTGGTTTTTACGCTCCCGAATGGCTTTCCATTCCTCAGGCGTAGAGGCCGAGGCTGCAATCTTGATCCGGGTTTGCGCAGAAATCGGCAGTAGCGAAATATGATATTCCCAGACCTTCTTCGTCTCGCCCTTCACCTGGCGGGCAAGGCCAGTGTGGCCGCGCCAATGCTGCGAGGTTGCAAGCCGGTGCAGGCTCGGCACATTATGCGGCAGGTCTGGCAAGCTAAGTTCGGCCAGTTCCGCGAGGGAAAACCACTCTTTCATCCCCGCCCCCTTGATACCAACGTGACGGGACGCGCGCTCTGACGGCGGATTTCCGCCTCAATGCGCTTGCGCTCCTGCCGTAACCTTGAAATCTCGGCCAATCGAGCCTCATCACCAATCAGCACGGTGACGCCCTGCACCGAGGCAACCTCGTCCCAAAGCCAGAGCGCGCCCGTGGCATGCACAAAGGCTGTGAAGCGGATCAATGTCACATCATGGCCGTTCCGGCTCTCAGCCGTATAGGCGTCCAGCGTAGTCTTGCTGATATTGGGCAGACCCAGATAATGCGCCATACGGGCGGCAATCGTTGGCCGATCATAGTCACACTCGCGGATCGCGCGGGCCATGGCCCGTTTGATCTTGGTGCGATAGCGATCAACATCAACCTGCTTTGCCCCGTCGCGCACTGGAAACACCGGCTGGGCAAAAAAATCGAGCTGGGAGGGATCGGGCTTGCTCATTGTGCAGCCTCTTGAAACTCATCCGCCATGCCGATCGATTGCAGAAAGCTATGCCGGGTCGCCTCATTCGCATCCTTCCACGCCTTTTGCAGCGTGGTGAGAATGACAGCCTGCTTGGTTTGCGCATCAACCGAGGTCTTGGGTGCTCCCATCCATGACAGGATCTTGCGCACATCCGGCTCGGTCTCCATGGCGGCCAGAATTTGCGCCTGTTCGGTCGGCCCCTTCTTGGCAAGCTTCAAAAGCAAAGCCTGATCATCGGCAAAAGGCGTTCCCCGCAGCGCCGCCCGCAAGGGCGGATAGAGACGCTGGCCAATGGTGGTCACATATTTATAGGTGCTTTTGCCAAAGCCGAGACGCTCTTGCACCCGCTCTGAAAGCTCCTTTCCGGGCGCCATGTAAAAAGGGCAATCATTGCCCTGTTTTTCAAAAGGCCAATCATTGGCCTTTTTATCTGCGTAACGCCCACGCTCAATCTTGCCATGTTTTTCTTCCCACAATTCGCGGAAGGTCAGCACGAACACAGCGCGATCCAGTTTGGAAAGCTCATTGCGGTAAAGGTTCTCCGAAATCTCGATCAACTGCCCTTCCACCGCATCGGCAGCAACAACAATCGCGTCAATCTCGGTCCATTGGTTCAGCTCTGCCGCCCGCAAACGATGGCCGCCCGCCACCAGTGTATAAGGCGTTGCACCCTTGTTGGCGGCAGGCGTCTTGCGCAGCGTAATGGGGTTGATCAGACCACGCTCGGCCATTGACGCCGAAATGGCCAGAGCGTGGTCATCATCCACAGGGCGCGTGCGGACACCGATGTGGATACTGGAAAGAGGAATACGGGCAAACTCAGCCATCAGGCAGCGTCCTCCATACGGGCATACAGCGAGGCGCGCGCAGCGGCAGCCATCTTGCAGTAATGCTGTTCAAATCTTGGGCTATTGAGGCGCGCATCAATGGTGCGCAGCGCCCGGTTAACGGCCTCGCGGGATCGATCCTGATGCTCCACCACACGCCGCTTGGGGATCAAAAACACCCGCACCATCATGTGAATAACCACCTGACGCGCCAAAGCGGCATCAAACCACTCATGCGGCGGATCAATAATCGTCTGCACCGACAAATGCGGAAAGCCGTCCCGCACCGCCATAACGCAGGCATGAAATACGCCGTCATGGATTGATGCCTGGGAATGAAGGTTCAGCATGGCAGTACCTGCCTGATCAAAACAATCAAAGCAGCGGCAAGGCCAGCAAGAGAGATAGCAAACAGCAAAACCATATCGGCCACCCGGCAAATGGGTGAAAACGACGGTATAAAGGGGCGTTTCGTGACAATTTCAGTGTGTCGATTTGTCATTGTGGCACTCGTCAATTTGGGAAATTGTTTACGTGTGGCGCGGATGGACGGACTGGACAGCCGGAGCAAAGACCTTCTGCAACGGAGTGTCTGAGGTTCTGCCGGTGAAAACCCGGATGCTAAAGGCTAGAACAGCAGGCCATCCGCACCACACCTCAGGCAGCCTCGCGGGTGCCGGAGCTTTGAAGGCGGCGCTTTTCCATGTTGGGCGGCCGCTGGTAATTCTCAGCTGGCTGCGGCGTGCGGCGCTCACCACTTGGGTGATAGCGGCTGCGCCACAGCAGATGCGGGCGGGTTTTCAAGGCAGCGGCAATGGCGCGTTCGCCTGCCAGATTGGCCTGTTGCAAAGTGTTTCCGGCCGTGCCGCGTGGCAAGCCATAGTCTCGGTCAATCGCCAACAGCGTGAGGCCTGCAACATTCAGCCTCGCCTTTATGCGATTAATCTCATCAAGGCGCAGTTTCGCTGCCTTGTCCGCAGTACGGGCACGGTGCATAATAGTTCCTCGTTGTGAACGGGGAGGCCCTGACTGGCCTCCTTTTTCATGGGTGATTTGGTCTGTATTTATAGAGGAGAATATCATCGTTTGGGATTTAGTAAACCCCATTCGTTGAGATATTTATGGGAAGACCAGCAAAAATAGCCAATGGCCTGGGAGCTCGGTTAGCCGAGCTTAGAAAAGGTATGGATCGTCGTGAATTCGCTGAGAGTATTGGCGTAAACGATGGCACGCTCGGCAATTACGAGCGCGGAGATAGATCACCAGACTGGGCTTTTTTGGCCACGCTGCAACGCGAGAAAAATATAAATCTCAATTGGCTATTTACTGGTCAAGGAGACATGACGCTCGACAACTCTGCGAATCAGCTATCCGCGACAGAGAGCCGTGATTTCGTATTGATGCCTCAATACGACGTCCGAGCATCGGCGGGTAACGGCCTTATTGCCGTCAATCAAATGCCCACCAGCGAAACGGCATTCGAACGCAAGTTCCTGAGAGACCTTGGCGGCTCCCCCGACAAGTGCTTCTTGATGTGGTCAACAGGCGACAGCATGCTCCCCTCAATCCCAGACAATTCCCTAATGATCGTAGACGCAAGCCAAACCACCGTAGACCACGGCCGCATCTACGTCTTCAGCGTCGGCAACGCGGTGCTGGTCAAACGCGCTAACTGGCGAATGGACGGAAGACTAGACCTGATCTCAGATAACCTCGCCGGGAAATACCCAGTCGAAACCTTCGACGCCAACCGGGTTGAGGATTTGGTGGTCGTTGGGCGGGTGATCTTTGTGGGCCACCCGCCTTAAAATTCACTCAAAAACTAAAAAGCATCGATTATTATCAGCTTTTAACCGAATATAAGCGTTGCGTTGCAAATGTCATAATTTAAAGTTGTACAACCGATTCGAACAATGAGCATTTAAGTGTCGTCATCATCAACCCTCTTTTCAACCATTTCAGCAACCAACGGAAACACTGACGTTATATTCGTCCATGGCCTGTCGGGCGATGCTCAGGAAACATGGACAAACGAAGAATCCCCTGAAACTGAAGGTGGATATTGGCCCAAATGGCTTGCTTCGGATATTCCACATCTCAATCTTTACAGCCTCGGCTATCCAGCGAGCATATTTGCCAAATGGGCCAAGAAAGAGATGAACTTATATGAGCGCGCGAAAAACGTCCTTGATACATTGGCAAACAACGAAATTGGCAGTCGTCCTGTAATATTCATATGTCACAGCCTCGGCGGCATATTAGTTAAACAAATTTTGAGAACAGCAATAGATTCATTAGATGATGATTGGAAAAAAATAGATCTGCAGTGCAAAGGTATTTTTTTTATTGCCACACCTCACTCTGGTTCAAGTCTTGCTAGCATATTAAGTACGTTGCTGAATGAAATCACATCTCCCGTTGCCAAGACATTAGAAAACGATAGCGCTGAGTTGACTCAATTAAACGAGAGCTTTCGCGCAAGATGCTTTAAAAGCCATATAGAAGTTCACGTTTACTATGAGATGCACAAAACGAAAAAAAGTTTTCTTGTTGTGGACATGAAAAGTGCCGACCCAGGTGTAAACGGAGTGATGCCGGTTGCGATCGAAGCAGACCACCAAAGCATCTGTAAGCCACATGACAGAAACAGTTTCCTCTATAGCACCATAAAGCGTCACATTAAGAAAATGGCACCGACACCGCCAAGGTGTGAGGACTACCCAGAAGAATTTCCGGATGACGAGCTCGAAGAGCCCAACCCAAACGATAGGCGTGAGTTGTTAGAGAAGATGATCGCTGCAGGAAGAGAGCATGAGTACCCCCAGGCAAATGATTCGCAAAATAAGTTTGCGCGCCCGTTTATTAAAAACGGCCTCAAGACAAAAATGACATCATTTCATAAAGAACTTTTAGCTGACATAGAAACAAGATTCAAAATGCATGTATTTAACCCCTTGATCTGTAAAGATGCTGATGAAACGTCAATAGCTAACTCAATTCAAATTAACATAATTGACCCGCTTACTCAAAAATACAACTCTAGAAATGCGACATCTAAAACAATAGTAAATGCAATGTACTATTTAACCGAGCAATGTCATATTCGTTGGGATAAACCATGACATATCGTCTCTGGTATGCGCAACTTGATCTCTTCGATACCATGCGACGGTATATTGCCCTGTTGTCAAATTGGAAACTGGAGCCACCAAGTAGCGATAGATTATTTGTGTCTGACTTTTACTTTGTCAACCCTACCTTGCTACACAAGACACACATGACAAACGATGTTCGTAATATTTTTAAAGAATTACGGGTACCTAAACCTGAAGAAACTTTCATTCAGCTTCCATCTCCTGCAATCCTTTACGATAAAATGGGGGGTATTCAAGCGCAGGCTCTACATAATCTGATTGGAAAAGGCCTCCTAGACATAGAGCTGGTGAATAAGGATCAATACAAACTGAGTAAAGATGGGCGCGCCTTGGCCAGCCAACTCGAGCCACACCTAGTTTTAGCTGGTGAGGAAACGATCTTGGAATTTTTAACCAAAGACTTCGCTACACTTGGTCAAGGCAAGGGCGCTTTGCGCAAAGTAACAGCCCTTAGACGAATTGGAACATAA